GCCCTCTTCGGTATTATCGTCCCCGACACTTTCTTCATCGAGAACATCGAGGAGCTTCTGAGCGATGACCGCCCACGCAGGAGGCTTGAATCCCTGGATGTAGACGTTAGTCGCTGCTGCGACGTGGTTTCGAAATTGGGCTTGCTGAATGAGATTCTGTACTTCACCGAGGACGACTTTCCCTCTTGATGTTTCCAGCCGATAAGTCGGAGGGTCTGATAAAAATTTAACGATCCGGGTGACCCTAATTCCGAGAACATCTGAGAGGGTTTCAAGCAGGGATGGTTTATCATCATCAGGAACCGGCCCGTCGTCTTTTCCACTTTCCTCTTCCAGCCGGTCTTGTGCGTCACGCTGCTTGATGAATTTTTTCGCTCGATTGATAGTCGATCGGTAATAGTCGACCCTGAGCTTGAGATCATCGCTATGCTTCCGCCGGCAGGCGATCAGGGTATCAGCGATTTCCTGATCAGTGTACCCGTGGATCGCACAGAGACACGCCAGAGCCATATCGTAGCCTGAGGCACTCAGGTCTTTTAAATCCTTCCGAGTCCGCGCCCACGTCGCTGCATATTTATCGGAATTTTCAAGGCTGACGTCGTGTTTCATGAAAGGTGGGTTCGCGCCAGAATCCAAGATGAGCTCATCGTCGTCAGATTCAACATGTTGCCCAGGTTTCCCTCGCCCGTCATCCTGCTCAATCGCCCAATCAACCAGCTCTTCGAGATCAGACGGGTCGGACCTTACGGCGCTTTCTCGGACGAGGGTGACGGGGACGGGGTCCAGTTTACAGTTCGTCGTCCCTGGGATGCGAAGGACACGAGCGAGGTCGTTGACGCTGATATCGATTCCGGCGCCCATCGCCTCAGCCTCTCTGGAAAGGGCCCGAACCCAAGCTCGTGAAAGAGTCTGCGCCCGACGTCGCTCGTCTGCATCATCGAACGTCCACGGCTCCTTGAATAACCACCACGCCTGGATACCGTGTCCTGAATTGACGATAATCGACGGCGGGACCCCAAGGGCTTCGACGATCGCCATGGCCTGGCCCCTCGACTTCGGTAGTCGTGGGCTTTTATGAGCCGGGCCGGCTACATCAATATCAGCGAATAGGCCTGGAAAAGTACTGATCTGTGAAGCAGGACATCTCTTCGCCGGCCCCATGCTCTTCGGAGATGTCCCGACGCCGACATATACATCCCCCTTGGCTTTTATTACATGAGCAACAGCCTTGTCGATATCACTGAACCAGGCTGACCGCTTTCCTTTCAACGTCCAGATGAGAATATATTCTGAGTCTGGTTTTTCTGAAAAGAGTGTTCGGAGGAACTGTTCTATGGTGGCGACTCGTTCGTCGCCTGTTGATTTTTTCTTAGCCATGTCGGCCCCCGAAGTCGTTGCGGGTATCACCGGCGACCCCGCGCCCGAATACTGCGCGAGGTCGCCGGCTGCCCCTCCGCGGTGTTGCTAGGTCAATGCGGCCTCATCGTCGGTGACGTCGAACGCCCGGCCTTCGAGGATACCCTTGAACGTTTTCTGGAATGCCTTCACGGCCTCGAAGTCCGCACCCTCGATTTTCTGCCCCATGGCGAAGGTGAGTTTCGAGTATTCACGACCGAGCTTGTTCTTGTCCTGCTCAAGCCCGATCCTGGTGACCGCGCCGTAGTAGAAGATCCCCTTCGCGGTGAGCCTCTTCAGGTAATCATCCGCGTTGCGAAGGGATCCCGGCGGGGCGACGATGGCGATCGGCAGTCGCTCGTCCGGGCGGACCGCGATGATGAACAGCATCTCTTTGCAGCCCTTCTTCTTGTAAGCTTCGTTGTCCCCGACCTGCTTGAACTCGTCATAGGGACAGTCGGCGCAGACACCGCCGGGGTCACCGATCCCGTTCTTCCCGTCAGGCGAGAAGCAGTCGGGCGGACTGCCCCCGGGGGACTCGTCGATCGACTTCGCCCACCTGGCCCGATGCTTCTTCTTGCCGACGATGATGCAGTCGATCGTCTCGACTTTCGTCTCATCGCCTTCGGCCAGGGCCGGGACAGAAAAGGTCGACCCACCACCAGCCGGGACTCTGATCCTGTCCATCGACATCGGGCCGATCGACCCGTCTGCCAGGTTTTCTTCGATCAGCTCCATCAGCTCCTCGGCGTCGGTCTTGATGATCGTGAATTCGCCGGCCTTCACGAGTGCCGTGCTGCTCCCGTTCTTCGTTCCATTCTTCTTTGACATTGGTTTCAGTCCTTTCGTCTTTCATTAGATTGTCTCGTTGTGCGCCTCTGCAGCAGCGATTCGCCGCTCAGCGCTCCTGCCCCTGAAATAATCGTAGACTTCTTCTGTCACCTCCTTTCCTGCGGCCAGCCCACGATAGACCGCTACGTCGACAGTATTGTTGGCTACCAGGTGGATGAAAAATCCAGAGCGAGTCTGCCCAGGACGTAGGACACGCCTCAGGAGCTGCTCGTAATCCCCGAGTGACCATCCGATTGAGAAACAGATACAGTATCGAGAGCGGGTCAGGTCGATACCAAGTCCGCCTGACTTCACCTGAACAGCGATGACGTCGGCGCTCGGAGTAAATGTTTCAACCGTAGTCCCTCCCTTTCCATCAGGAACCGTCCTCTTTCCGGTGAACAGCTCCTTCTCTTTTCTCGACCCCGATAATTCGCATGACGTCCGACCGAGTTTCTCAGCGACGGCGTGGACTCTCTCGAGATCGGGCCTGAACCGACAGAACACGACGATCGGCTCATCCTGGGCGATTTCCTGCATGACATCTTCAAGCAGTTTGAGTTTCGCGTCGTCTACAGTCACCAGCCTGCCGTCGTCATCACAGACGTGACCTGATGTGATCTGACTGAATCGAAGGCTTCGAACGAGACTGTTCGCCGGCGTCAACTCTGACCCGCCGTCCAGCTCTGCCCAGAATTCATCGGCAAGCCCCTCGTAGATCCTCCTGGCCTTGGGGCTGAGATCGCATGTTCTCATGATGTGCGTGAAGGGTGGTAAATCGAGAACCTCATCGGCCTCGACACGATAGCTGATTCGGTGGAATCGTTCGTTGAACTCATCTTCGTTGAGCCATCGTTCTCGCCCTCGGCTGTCACGCATGACTTGATGGCCTGACTTCCCCCCGAGGACAGCATAGCGTCTTTTGAATAGGGTATAGTTCGTCCCGTAAATTGACGGATCGAGGAATCGGTATTGAGCATAGATATCCAGCTTCGAATGATGAAGCGGGGTCCCCGTCAATCCGATTCGGCGCGCGGCCCTGTCCCTGAGCCTGGAGCAGAACCACGATGCTCTACCACCGGGGGCTTTGATTCTGTGGGCCTCATCGAGCACCACCATATCCCAGGTACGCTCGATTGCGAATCCTCGCCTGATCATCCTGTTGCGATCGTCATAGTCAGGGCCGAATGGTGGTCGCCACACTGACTCGAAGTTGATCACGAGGATCAGCTTTTGTCCTCGTGTCGCAGCTCGCTCGATCGCCTCTTCCGCCAACTCGGTTTTCTTGACGACGGTCCCCTTTACAAGAGGGACGACCATGATGTCATCACCGCCTGGTCCGTGTTTTGCGAACTGCTCTGGCCAGACGTCGACAACTCCATGCGGACAGATAATCAAGGCCGTCTGAATATCATCGTGGTTCCCGGTGAGGTCGACCACTACCCTTGATTTTCCGACTCCCATCTCGTGACCGAGTTGAGCACCTCGTAGGTGAGTGGCGAACCAGAATGATCGAATCTGGCATTCTCTTGGAGGGTCTTCACCCCACGTCTGAGGAATCGGCGGGGGTTCGTGGTCGGGGTCGATCGCCAGGTATGCTAGTCGTTCACTCTCGACTATCGCGGCGACCGACCCCTCCCGATCGTGGACTGCCACGCCAGCCTGTTTGAACACGCGGATCATCGTCCTTGCGGTGTTCGGAGTCGCCGGGTAGGTCCACACCTTCGCATGCTTATCCCACGTCGCTGCCGGTGTAGCCTTGCAGACGTCGCGCATCGCATAGGGGAGTTTGAGGTTGATCCTGCCGGCCTTCGCCTCCATCCAGCCGGCGTGAGTCATTTGCGAGCGTCCCTGGCCTGGACACCAAGGCGGAACATCTCGACATACACGTCGGTCTTCGTCATGCCAGCGCGACGGCCCTTCATGACTTTCGCCCAGAGGTCTGACGGGCATTGGAAGTTGACCTGCTCAGAGCGGTCTCCTTTGTAGGGTCTGCGAGTTCGGGGTGTCGGCATCTTGTTCTCCAGTGGTAGTGATTCACTGAGGTTGGCTAAAGTCTAATTTATCAAAAGATGTTAAATTTCGTCAACCCCAAAATCAGGTTTATTTCCGGGCGCGAAGAGAAATTTCCTCGAATACCTCGATCTTCCCGTCGAAGCGCTGTTCGACGATGTTCGGTTCCAGCTCCTCATCCTCTTTCAGCATATCCCTGACCGCCGCGTCAAGCGACTGCGTTGAGTAATCCTCTTTGATCAGGTCTCCGAAGCCGGCAGCGCGGACACCCTCGACCGTCTCGTGGCGCTTGAGTCCATTCGCCGGTCTGGACAGGATCGTCCTGTGGACGTAGATCGTGCGAGCGTTCTTGCCGGTGGTGCGAATCGTCTGGATACCTTCATCGACGAACTGATCGAGGAGGGTCCCGTCACCGCGACTGATCGGGCCCCCGAGCAAATAGATCTCGGTCTTGACCGCATCTAGCGCATCTTTCAGCTCTTTTTTCTTGACGCTCAGCTCTGCGAATCTCTGAAGATCCTTTTTCTCCATCTCTCTGTTCCTCCTGGCTGTCGTTAACTGATGTACGTCTCGTTCACGAGTTCATCGACGTCTGGTTTTTTGATGACATCATACTCATAAATGGCGCCGTCTCTGAAGTGCTTCCACCGATACCGTTTCACCTTCCGTCGCGTGAATCCCTCGATACTCGAAAATGAAACATAGATACAGGCGTCATCGGTATCACCTGAATGTGCTCGGCCGTCGTAGATGATCCAGGCTTTCTCAGACATCCTTAGAATCCCTCCAATCGTTGAACTGCTTGATCGCCGCAGTACGGAAGCGCCACCGGCGACCATGTTTGAAAGCGTTTGCCCCGAAGAGATTTTTCCTGGCAGCCTCTCCGATCTCATCCGGAGATGCATCGACGATAACTGCCAGCTCCTTCGTTGAGAATGAAACGGAGCGCTTTTTCTTTTCCTTCATGATCAACTCACCCCCTTCCCGATAATGGATTCTGACCTCCTTCGATTGTGAGAGACCCTGGTCTGACAAGATACGTCACACCGACCTCGGGGTCCTTCACTCGCGCGAACTGAGTCCCGGCAGACCAGACGTGAGCGATGAACTCAACGTCTATGATCCCGATCCTGACCATATGTTTTTCAAGGTCGGTCTGAGGATTGATGAGCTTGGCCATCATGGTCGGGCGCCTCCATCTGTAAAAACATGCTCGATGCATGACCAGTCGAAGAAGTAACCCGTCTTCCCCCGGATCACACCACGGAGGTATGTGACGCACTGATCTCTCCCCATGGTGAGACCCCGAGCCGGATGGTCGGCATAGCCGAGAGCTTTCTCGACCGACGCCAGGGAATCCCGATCGACGTGGCGCAGGAATGTTTTCCTAGTCACCTGCTCGGCCCCCTGAACCATGTCAGTCAAAGCGTCAACGTCATTCTTCGGCCACGTCACGCAGCTTCGGTACAAAGTCGCTTTCATTTTTTACACCTCGCCTGTAGCCTGGCCATAGCAGCAGTCATTTCGTCTTTCCATGGTGACCACCTGAAGAGAGGGCAGACCGGGCATTGAGCAGGGTCGAATGACCCTCCCCATTCACAGTAGTGATTACAGTATGCAGTGATCGCCTTGTCTCGCGGGTCCATCGATTACCCCTTGGTGATGACAACGCGCCCAGAGAATTTTTTCTTCAAGACCCCGACGACGACGTCATTCGGATCTATTCCAACGAGGTCGCCGGCGGCGACGACCTGTTCCCAGAGGTCTTTCTTGATACTGAGTACGACATCTGTCACTTCAGGATTTATCAAACGCTGGGTCTTGGAGAGTCGGCCCTGAACACTTTTCGCGGGGGTTTTTCTTCTTTTCGGAGGGTTCGGGCTTGCCTTCTTGAACGTGATCAGTGAATCGACTTTGATGAATACCCTGAGGCCCATTGGTCCGTACGGGGGTGAACACTTCACCCCGGAAACATGCTGGCGATAGAACAGGCTGATGACATCTTGAGGTTTCCATCCATCACCGAGGAACGCGGCTGCCCTGATTGCATCCATGTATTCCTCGTCTTTTTCAAGATCATTATATGATCTGTCTGAAATTTTGATGGCCATTTTATTTCTCCTGTAGTAATCGGCGCCAGCCTCGCCGGCGCATATCCCACTTGCAGCACGCTCGGGCGTACCACGCGAAGCCGTCGGGGAGCATGGCGCTCTTCGGGACCAGGAGCTCAAAGCCGAGATCGGCAGGGTATCGAAGCACCGTAGCACTCGCCACGATGTCGTCTCCGAACCTGATCTTCGCCATTGCTTCCATTTCCCGCGCTCCCCGGCGGCACGCTTCGTGAGCAGTCACCGTGTTACTCGGCTTCGTCGTCAGGCGTAACCGGGACAGAGATGCCGTCTTCATCACCGGCGATCTCACCGTCGATGATCTTGATGCCCTGTACTCCTTCCGAGTCGTCGACCTTCTCACACCAGACGTAGAGGTCGTGGTCGAAGCAGAGAGATTCGAGATATTTTTCCATCTTCGAGTCGAGGAGGCTCGCGTGTTCGAACCTGATGACGCGGATCTCGGGATTCCGCGCGGCCAGGACACCGACGCCGATCATCATCTTCTGAGACTCGGATGCCTGCTCGACCGGGAGGCTCTTGAACGTGACTCCGACCTCTTCGTCGAGGCCCATCCCCTTGACCGGCATTTCAAGGGCTCCGAAGATTTCGGCTTTCTCGTCGTCGATCGCCTGGATTTCGTTGGTCATGCCCTGAGCCTTCTCTTCCGCCACGCGCAGCTCTTTGTGCGTCCTGACGCGCTCATCCCATCTCGAAGCGGCCTCGTTCATCTCGGCGGCGTCGGTGAGCTTGACGTCGATTTCCTCGGTTTCGGAGGCGAGGTCGTCGGATTCCCGGGCGACAGCCTTGGCCTTGCTTGCGGCGGTATTCGCCAATTTCTGGTTGAATGCACGCTGCTTCGTCTCGGTGTCGACGATTCCTTTCTTCGCCAGAAGACCCGTTTCAGCCTCTTCGAGCTGCCGTTTCAGATCCTCGACCAAGGCCTCGGCCTCGGTGACATTCTCCTTCGCGGCGGTCACGCGGTCCTGTGCAGTCGTGACGGCGGTCTCGGCGCGGTCGGCGTCGTTGATGATTTCCTGGATCTCGGTCTGCCTCTGGCGGATTTCCTGCTGCCTGTTGACGAGGTCGGTAACGTCGACGCGTTCGACTTTCTTGCGCGGCATTGTCTCGAGAAGGGTCTTCAGGCGCTTCACTTCCCTATTGACGACGGTGCGCTGTTCGAAGATATCGTCACGCTTCGCGTTCACCGCGGCCAGGGACCACCCTTTCGGGAGCTGGTCACCCAGGACTTCCAGGAGGGTTTCCATCGCCCGTTTCGGATTGTGCTCGCACTCGGCGGCGAACGTCATGGGGTCGGTCGCATAACGGGCTGCCTTTGGATCTGAGCCGTTGGCGACCTGGAGCATCCGGTCGATGAATGTCCTGGGTCCGCCGGGGACATCCTTGCCATCCTGTCCCCTGATAGACAGCTCATCGCGACCGCGATCGTTGAACCGCCACTCGACGACGAACTCGGCCACCTCCATGCTGTCGATCATGCCAAGCTCGGCACGAACCTTCCCCGACCTCGCCCCGGCGCGGAGCGGTACCTTCGGCCTGGCCTTCGCCCCGCCGATCGCCGCCCAGAAGGAGTTGATCGTATTGGACTTGCCGGCGGCGTTCGCACCGGACACCTTGACCATGCGGCGATCCGGTTTCGGCCTGACCTGCAAGGCCCTGATGTTCCCGTAATTTTCGACGAAGAGATCGATGATGACCAGCTTCGGCCCACCGCCCCCCTTCGTCTTCACCGGTTTTTTCTTCGTTGCTGCCTCTTTCTTCGCCATGTCCGTCTCCTACGTTCGGGTTTCCAAAAATCCGGCCTCAAGAGCCGGCGTGTACCGGTCGTTCCGACATCGGCCCGACTGGTAGCACCTACGGTTTGCACGCTCTCAGCGGCTCCAAATAATCTGATCGTCCGCATGTATCACAATGTCCGTCATGGTTGTGATCATATCCGAAACACCATGAGAACTTCACGACGCCCTCTCGGATATCGTCCTTGATCTCGGCCACCTCAGATAGCATGACCCTCAGCCCGTTCTCGGTGACGCCTGGGATCGGCGGTGTGTTGAACTGGTCTTTGAATAGGTGATCGGTTTCGACGTCAATCCATTTGCCGGCGACTGCGTCCAGCATGGCTCGGTACTCCGGGCTATATTGAAGACCTAATAGTGGTGGAACGTGGCACCGGCTGAAATAATGAGCGCCGGCATTGTCTCGGATTCGTATTCTCATGGCCTCGCCTCCATGACCAGCTCGGCAAGAACGTGCCGAAGATTCCGGCCATGCAGTCGCTTCCGTCGTTTCTCGGTTCCATCGGGGTTGCGTTTCGGGTGTGCTCGTCGCCAGGCTTCCTTCTCTTCGAGATCCTGCTGCCGGTGGTGCTTCGCGGTGATGATCAGGTCGGAATACAAGTCGGCCGAGATCGCCACGCCGTCTTTCATGTATCGATGGATTCGCAGGAATATGAAGTCCGTCTCGTCGAGCCCCTCGAAATGCGACCGCTTGTAATTCTTGATAAAGGCGACTCGGCCATCCTTGAAACTGAACCTCCCCACGCTCGCGCCGTCACTCCTGAGAATGAAGGCCCGCCTCCACGACGGGCTGCCGGTGCTGGCCATCCTGTATTTGAATCTCAGGATGTTGGCCATCTCTTCGAATTCTTGAACGGTCATCGTCATACCTCCCATGAGTGCTCAGGGTCGGGGAGAAACGTCATAGAGGTGCGCCAGTCATACCCGAACGGCTCACCCTGGCCAGCCATGACGAGCGACGCCTGATAGACGTATTCACACACCTTCACGAGCCAGCCGCCGGGGACGCGCATCCGGTTAAGACCCGACCCATCCTCGGTTTCAATGTATTCCCATTTCGGCTTTGCCATTAAAGTCTCCTATAAAAAGAGGGTCGGGCGACCGCCGGAGGACGCGACTCTTCCACCCCTGACGGGGGTGCGGTCGCCCGACCGTGATATCAACAGTCGAACCAGAAAACCATCCGGACGTCGTCGACCGGCCAGGTGTCCTTGTACTTGACGAAGTCCTTCCAGGCATGGCCGAATGCGTAGCCGTACTGGTTGAGATTCAAGTCGCTCGTGTCTCGGCGCAGGTGCCTGGAGTGCCACTCGACCAGCTCCCGAATCTCGACCGCATCGAACCACGAAGCGTAGAAGTCAGAGTGCTCGTCATAGCAGAGTCGCGTAATGATGTGAGCGTCTTCGGGGAATCCTTTGACCGCGGCAATCGGGTCATGGATCGGGTTTTCACAATGCCCGTCATCAAGGCCGAGTTTCTCGAACAGCTCGTAATTCTGCTCGATCCCGGCTTCGGAATAGTGCTGCCATCCGTACCCTTCGATGAATACCTCGAAATGCGCTCTTACGTACGTTCCCATCTCAGGCCTCCTCTCATTCGCCATTATCGGCATAGGAATAAAATCGGTCACCGTCTCCGATGACCAGCTCGTCCAGCAGCTTCACTCCGAGAAGCTCGCCGGCCTTTTTCAGTCGCTCGTGAATCATCCTATCATCTGGACTCGGCGTCGGATTCCCGGATGGATGATTGTGGGCTGTGATGACGCAGGTTGCATTAGCAAGGAGTGCCCCCTTGAAAACTTCCCTGGGGTGGATGATGGCGGCGTCGGAACTTCCCTTCGATACTTCATCGACCCCAACGACCCTGTGCTGAGGATTCAGATAAATCGCGATGTATATCTCGCGCGATTCATCCCTGAGACGGCTTTTAAGAAACTTGGCGACGTCGTTAGAGCACATGATTTGCGGAGCCTTCTCAGGGTTCCCCTCCCTGACCAGATGCAGCGTGACGATATAATCGTCGTAGAGCGTTTTCTTGCTCATCATATCCCCTCCTCAGAAGCTGATGTCGTGGAAATCGTTGTACCCGAAGACCCCGCACCAGATAATTCGTCCGATCATGTTCGCCCGACTAACGGCGCTGGTATGGCCTTCGATCGTACTGGTCGATATAGCCGACGATCATCACGGCTTTTTCCGAAACGGCCTCCATGAATTTTCGGAGGGATTTACGGTCAGTCGGCGCCAGCTGGCTGAAGGTGCCTTCCCATTCGACCGGGGTTTCCCCAACAGTTCAGCTATGTCGTAGTCATCCCATGGCATCCTCGTCTCCTTTCATTGTGGTCGTAACCTCCACGCGGCCCCCGGGTAGACCGGGGACCGGAGGAAGCGGCGACTACCTATGCGGCCAGCCTCATCAGCTTCGACCACTCACCATCGGGGATGTCGATGACCTTCGAGCCGGCGGCTTCGAGATCGACGGCCCGGTCATAGGAGTCAACGTCGTTGGCGAGATTGGTGACTGCGTTCGCGATACCGAGCTTGGTGAAATCGCCGGCCTCGATGAAGCGGCCGAGGACGTCTTTCTGCTCGTCTTTCGAGAGGTCGATCCGGCGTGTGACCTCTTCGATGATCGGGACGCTCGACGCGGCGGGGAGCTCCATTCCGGCTGCGACCTGAAGCTGCTTCAACTCGCCCTGGAAGTGGGCCTCGCTGAGCGCCTGCTGGACCAGGTCGCGAGTCTGGAGAGTGAGTGCCTCGTTCTCGGCTTTCCTCGTATCGTCAGCGAAGGTGATCATCCCGGCGGACTCGGCATCACCGAAGCGCCGACCGACGTGATACTTGTTCAGGAGACTCGACCGGATCATACCGTTCGTGCATGCCAGCGTGTAGATCATCGTCTGGATGTTGAAGGCCCCGCACCCGACCTCGGAATTCGAGATGACGACGCCAGCCTGGACGACCTCACCGACGCGGATCTCACCCTCGAGTTTCGGGAGGACCGCCTGCAAGTAGAGCCGGCGTTCGGTGACCTGGCATGACATGACCCTCACCTCCATGTCGGCCAAGGCCGGGACAGCGGCTTTCGCGACGACGATGTTGTCGATCGGCCGATAGGCGTTCGTGAGGAATGCGCGGACGTCGCCGTCGAGAGTGCGAACCAGCCTGACCTCATCCTCGGGGGCGGTCTGAAACCAGTGGTTGACGTTCGTGCGGAGCAGCTCCGGGGTCTCGTCGCGCATCTTGTCGTAATAGCGCTTCGGGATGCCGAGCTTGTCTGCCAGCTGGGCGTGTGCGTGATCCTTGATGCCGAAGGTTCTGACCCCCTCCATGTCGATGACCGGTATCGGAGGGGAGTCGTTCTCGGCCCCCTCTTCACCGAAGACCGGGGTGTGCAGCTCCATCGACAGCCGTCGCGACGGGGCGGTGTAGTCGGCCTTCTCGCGCTCGATCCTGGCAATCTCGTCTCTCAGTTCCGTTAAATTCATTCCCGTTTTCATTTGCGTCCTCCTATCTAGTTTCGGCGGTCTGAATTGACCAACCGATCCGACCCCCGTCCTGAGACGGGGACCGAGGCGGGGGTCAACCCTGCCGATAAATCCTGCTCACCGTGAACGGCCTGATATTGGTGACATCCTGGTCGGCGCCGCAATATGCGGCGATTTTCCAGGGGTGGAAAAACATCCCGAAGAGAATCTTGGTCGTCTGCTCTGTCACACCTTCAATGGGGAATCCCCCGATGTTCAGCTGTTCGAGAAACCATGCCTGGAACATATCGCCTCCTTTCAGCTTCGGAAAAACAACTCGCCAGGGGTCCAGTAGTGGTCGTCCCCGCCAGTCGTGATGAAGATCGGGATACTCGTGCCGTCGCGGAGTCCCTTCGAATAGCTCGTCATGCCGATGCGCTCGTATTCGACGGCGAGTGTTTCAGAGAGGTCGGGGCGGCGCTGCACCCCCGTCATCGGCTGGTCGGCCTTGGCGATTCTGAGTTTGCCGGCCCTGATCTGCTCTGCGATTTCCTGGTCGATCTGTGCGAGTGCCTCGGATGTCCTGTATTCACCGGCCATCTGCGCCACCTCTCTCCGTGATCACGTCTCTCAGCATAACCACTCGTTCATAGGGTCCGTCGTTACCGAATTTGACGTTCCAGACTTCGCAGTTGTTGTTGAATCCGAGTTTCTGCCCGTCGCGGACTTTATCGACGAGGACCGCGTCACCCTCGTAGTCTTCGCCCGTGAGCGGTTTCTGGAAAATCTTCGCCGTCTGCCCTGCCTTGAGTTTCGTTTTCAGCATGGCTTGCCCCTCCCTGGTTTTGATGAACAGGTTTTTGACCGACTGTGTTCTGCCTGACCCGTTGTCATAGATGACGATCGGTGCGAGAGAACCATCCCTGAGCCCGTCTGCGTAGTGAGTCCAGCCGACTGATTCATATGCCGCGGCCAGAGGCTCTATCAGGTCTTCTCGCACATTCGCTCCGGTTGAATAATAGATGACCTTCGCTATTCTGAGGCGCTCGGAGCGGATAAGATCGGCGACTTCCGGGTCACGCTGGATGATTTCTTGCATCATCTCCATCGTTATCGCCTTTCGTCGATGACCCTCGGGCCGTCTTCTGTCATGATCACCCGTCGCTCCTGCTCTATCATGCTCACCAGATCCTGAGTCGTTCTGCCTTCCATCGTTCGCGTCCTCCTTTTCGGTTTTCGGCGGTCGGGGTTGACCTACCGATCCGACCCCCGACCCCTGAGGGTCGGAAGTCTGGGCGGTGTTCAATCCCTGAGAATCGAGACCAGCTTCTTGAGATCGTCGACGGTATCGGTACTCCCGAGATCGACTTTTTCGACGTCGCCTTTCGGATCGATTATCGTACCTTCGAGAGTGAATCGGCTCGTGGCGTAGACTCGCCGGTCGCGCTCTTCGTGATCGATGTAGAGGGTGACGCGGAGGTCCCGATGATAGAAGGTCGGGCAGTTTTCCATGTAGCTGGATGAGTCTTCGAATCCTTCGGGGAGGTCTTCGGGAATCGTGACGTCGGGGAAGAGGATCTCGTGAGTGGGGAAACCGCCGTTCCCTTCAACCGCGTCCATCTCGCGCGCTGATTCGAGAGAGGTGACGATTGCCCTGATGAATTCGTGAATGGACTCTGCGTCGTTCCTGATAATGCCGCTTGCGTTGAATTCGGTGCCGTCTGTGAAGGTTTCGACCTCGGTTCCGTCTTCTGTTTCGATCCTGATTTTTATCATCGTTCGCGTCCTCCTGTTTTAAGTTGATCGGCTTTCCGATCGGACCCGCGACAGCTGGTCGTCGCGGACCCGGGCAGGAGTCGATTAGTGTGCGCGGAGTCGCTGTGCCTCTTCGACCACCTTCGTAAAAAGCTCCTCGCTGGCGATTTCACGGACGGTGTGCCACCTGCCCTGCGCATCTTTAAAAGTCGCATCGACCGGGGCGCTATCGCTCTTCGCGATTGCAACCTGCTTTTCGATGTGGGCAGGGACGAAGTCGCCCATCCCTGCCAGTGTGACTCTGCACCACGCTGCTACGTGCTCGTAGTTGCTTTCGCTTTGCTCATTCATCCCTGAGACCTCCTCTCGGCGTAGACTTCAACCGCCAGGTGGCGGATCGAGTCTCTCCATTCCGGGGTGTGATGACCGCGCGGGTCATCTGAATAATAGCCGGTCGGGTTGCCGGCTTCGTCGCGCAGGATGTTGTAGGCATCTTCGATATCGATATCCTCGATCCAGTCGCGCGGTGCGAATCGCTCGGCCAGTCGCTCAGCTATCATCTTTTTCGTAACCCGCTTCATCCTCAGCCCTCCTTGGTGAGTTCGATATTTGCCTGGGCGAACTCGACTGCGCCGGTCTGAGAATAGAAGGGGAAAATCCCTCTCGGGCCTCTGACTCGCCAAGGCATCTTCTGATCGAAGTCGTCGCGGTAGACGTCCCAGATTCCGTGATAAGCGTCCCACCCTGCCTGAGTGATGCAGATACATTCACCGCTGATGATGACGTACTTCTTTTTCTGCAGGCTGGTAAAGACCCCGCCGCGTGACGCGGCCTCGATCCTCGTATTGTCCGCCACGTCGTCGGCCCAGACCCAATAGTCGATGACGTCTCGTCCGTCGTGGAAATCACTTTCGATTGTCGCTCTTAAAGCCTATCGTTCTTTTTCTGTGATCCTGTTCATCTTTCGCGTCCTCCTTTTGGGTTAACCTCTCCTGATCTGTTGGATACATTATATCAAAATTTATCAAAATTTGTCAAGAGGTTTCCAGGCTTTTTTTGATAAATTTTAATATTTTTTCGGGGTGGCTTCGCGCCGGTGCTGGCACGATTCGTGAATCAAATAAAGATGAGAGGCCCGGCCAGAGGAATCGGGCGCGACAGGAACACGGAGGGGCGGAGGATCAGCGCAGGGTCGCGCCAGGGAGGTCGATCAGGGATGCTTGGTGATGGTCGGGCCTCTCACATTCCAGGAGGGGAAGGAATCCCGCTCGAAATGATTTCGCCGGCCTGGTCGGGAGCAGTAAAAGCAAGGACGAGAAGCGACGCTGCTATCCCTACTGCCAGGACAACAGCGATGATTCCTTTCGTCGGTATTTTCTCAGGCAAGACCATTACGACGTGGCGCTTGTTCCCATTTGGGATTTTACTGGAACCAGCACCGACGTGCATGGAGACTGCTTCGACTTTCCTAAGTCGCTGCTCCTTGTCATCGTCATTCTTGATGAGGCGCTCCATTACGGTGCCGCAATGAGCAACCTGAGTGCCGATCCGGTCGGTGAACTGCGCAGACAGGTCACGGGGGATCTGGTCAATTCGGTCGTGTATTCGATTCAGTTGATCAAAAATGGTTTCATCATCCATGGCGTCAGGTGATCTCCTCAAGGTCGAAAAGATTCGCGCTGTCCTGGTCGGGGACCTCGATTCGCCACTCACCATCCAGATCATCGCATGAAATAACGGCCTCAGCCCCGCGAAGCAGATTCAGCGTCACGACTCCGAGGACGTCCGTCTCGTCTGTGATCACATCAACCATGACACCGATTTTCCCAGACCCGGTATCGATAATCTCGGGCGGGGTGTAGACGTTGGCCTTGACCTCGACTCCGCTCCGAGGAATCCCCGTCAGCATAGTCGTGTCGATTCGGATAGCGCAGGTATCGACTCCGATACTCACGATCGCGGGGATCGACTGATCATCGATGTAGATGTCCTGGCTATCATGCTGAACTCGAACTGCATAAGTGTAAGCCAGCTCAGGATCATAGCCGGCCTCGTTGCCGAAGTTGTACTCGTAGGTTCCAGTCCCCGTATTCGGACACGCAGTCCCGGATGCGACGAGAGAATCACCGGAGACGGTTTCCTTGATCCCGTAGACATCGGCGGAGTCCTGCAGCCAGACTCCACCGTCGACGTCAGCCAGGACACCACCAATATACGTCCTGATGATGAGTCGGTTCGTCGACAGATTCGTATCGCTCCGAAGGACCAGGATCGACGGGATGATGACATCACCACCGCCTCCACCGCCGCCTGCCTGGTTCTGCACGATATCGAATCCGTGACTGTAGTCGTCGTCAAGCGTCGTGTAGCCGGCATCCGAATATACCAGGTACGTAACGGTGACGAAGTTGTCAGACGTCATAGACACAGAGTCGTCCGTGTAGAGGCCCTCTCCGACGTGGGCGAGGTTGACGGGGGAATCGTCGAGCTCGTCGCCGGCCGGATCGCGCACCACGGCCTGGACATATTTGTCCGTTGCCCCGTCAGGGAGTTGCAGGGTCAGGGGGACCGCACTACCAACGGCGACCTGGATGCTCATGATTTTTTCTCCATCGCCAATTTCCCATGCAGGGCAACCACCATGTCGAATTGTTTCATCGCACTCGCAAGAAGGCGCCCTTCGGGTTCGGTGAAGATAATTTTCTTTTTCGTGCCGGCCTTCCCGGATTTCAATGTCATCTTTTCGTCCGGTGACAGTGACACCTTCTCGACGATCGAAACGACAATTTTCATATCGGCGATCGTCGTGACCCGAATAGCCTTCGGATCAAATAGGCCGACGAGGGTTGCCCGCTCGTGTAATGTGAGATCTCGTTTCATCACACCCCCCTCTTGACCGTGTTTCCGTCAGACGTATCGACGTACAACTCGCCGGCGGCCGCGCCGGCGCCGCCCTGCCCGGCGCCCGACTTCATCGATGCGGCAAAGACGGCCGCGTTGAGATCGATCGCCGTGTCGGCGTTGATATCGAGACGGCCGTCATCATTCGAGAGGACCGACAAATCGCTATCGCGGAAGTAGATGCCACCGGCACCCTCGAGCATGATTTCGCGGGTCGTTGCGGCCGACGTCTGTGCGGCAATCCGAATGCCGTACAGGGTCGTGATATAGTCGTCGGGATCGATGTCAGAGAAATCAAAACCGACGAGGGTTGCAATCGATCCATCGCCGGTCAGAGGATTACAATACACACCGCGAGCAACACCGGTAATATTGCCGCCGTCAACCTTGGTAGTCAATTGTAATCCGGTTGCGTCGGCCGCCGTACCGGACCCGGAGGATGTGCCGAAGTAAAGTTCATTTGCGATCAATTGACCAGACAACGTTCCCGACGACCCCCATCGTGCCTCAAAGGAGCAGCCGGTAATAATACACGCGCCCCCGCCATCCTGATCACCGAGGAATTCCGCCTCGCCACGCATCCCGGAGCATCCGTAATCGATGGTGTTCTCGTTTTCGGTGACCAGGGTCGATGCAGAAAACGCACGAGGAGGACCACCCAGGGCGCCAACGTCGGGATTGGTATACTCCTCATAAATCCGCAAAACGGTTTCGACCGCCCCGGACGCACCCATCAACACCTGTCCGGAGAACGAGGAGGCGCCGGTTGTGGAAATACCGCCATTCGCCAGGGTAATGCCGCCTTCGGCAACATAGAGACTTCCACCACCCACCGACACAGGATGTCCGGGGATCGCAGATGCAAGGCTTAGGGATCCGGCGCCAGGACCATTCCCGTCATACTCCGCTGCATAGACGGTCCCCGAGATTGTCACATCCGCCCCGGCCGTCAGGCCGTATGCAAAGGTGACAGTATTGTTGTCCTGGTCGGTTACGATAAGAGGGATGCCGGCGCCAATGGCGCACGTAGCAGGGTCGGTGTACCCGGACACTATCCCCTGCCAATCACCGCCCGCCGGCTCATTCCAAGTGTATGCGTTCCCCGCACCATTCGCCGAAAACACGGACGTATCCTCGACGTCGATGACCTGGGCGCCACCAAGGGCCGAATTCATCCATGCGATCACGGCCGCCCGATCCCCGTTCATGTAATAAATTGTCACATAGGCGCCAGGGACGACGGCGGTTGCATCGACAAGCATCACGTCGATGTCGGTGTCCCCATCGATGACGGACGTGTTAGGAGAACCGCCCAGGTCTTGTAAGTCGTCGTTGCTGTATAAAAATGCGGTGTCCGGGAATATTCCCGGGATGCCATCATAATCATGTCCATTGTTCTGAAGAGGCGAGTTGCTCATCGCGTAGACAGACGCCGGCGCGGCAGAGAAATCCCCTTCGACCTCAAGGTCGCCCGTCAATGGACCGTTCGAACAATCTAGTTTTAGAAAATTCTGCAAGAAACAAAAACCCATGATCATACCTCCTCGATTGCCACCCACACCCGGCCGGCACTTGTGTCACAGGTCACCGTCGGCGTGCCGGTGTACGTGTAGGAAATAGCAAGGGACAACTTTTCTCCGCTCGACATTTCAACAATCGTCGACGCTCCACGACCGAAGGGGATTTTTCTCGACCCCGATCCGCCGGCCGAATTTTGAAAAACATAGTGGTCGAGCATTCGGTGTTGCACGCCATCAATCAACACCCACAACTCGAGGTTGTCGTTAGCCTCAAGGTCCGCCGCGTTCGTGGCAACCAGGGTACAATTCACGGAGACACGGACTTCCATGTCGCGGTTTGCCGTAAACCCCCAATCACCGGTATTGTCGATCGTGTATCCTGAACCCTTCTCGACCTCTTGGTCGTCAAAATCCAGGACGGTAGAACCGGACCCGACGGAGTCGCCGTCATTGTCGCTATAGACCACGGCGACGCGCTCCTTCAATGCAACCTCACTACTCCCATTGATCTCGATTCCGATGTCGTCGGGATTGACGTCGAGGGCGCCGGATGCACCACCACCGATAAGGCCATCACCGGCCGCCGTCGCGGCGACCCGTAACTTCTCTTTTCCGGTATCCGTATAATTCTCGATCGTCGTCCCATCGGTAAGGTGTTCACCGGTCAGGACGTCGTGGGACAGGCCGATCAATTCCATGATCCACTTGATCCACTCATCGAGGTTTTTCAGGATCCAATTTATCCAGTGCGCCGGCGGTTTTTCGGCATGGACGAACCCCGTCGCCTTTTGCGGGGCCGATGGTTCAGAAACCTCCGCGCCGCCATCGGTCGCCCAATCAACACTGCTAGTCGGTGCTGCCATATCATCCCCCTACGAGTCGCGATAGATATCCGCCTGTCGAATCCTCGGGCCAATTTCCCCAACCGCCCTCGGTCGATGATTCCGCCTCTGGACTACTCCCGGACGCCAACGTAAACGGCTTTGTCGGGTGCGCCTGGATGTTCTCAACGCGCACACCGCCGAGGGCCGCCTCGTCGGTCAATTGATTAATCAACGCATCCAACAACTCCGGCTCGCCATCCCAGGTCAATTTGATCCGACCCGGATAGATCTCCTGGTATTGTACAAAATCCGACTCCGTAATTGCCAGGGCGCATTCGATAACCGCCTCCGGTTCTCCGTTCGAGATGTTGTGCCAAACGATTCCATAAAGGACTGCCCGATAAGTCACGTCACTCCATGAAACGAGTCGCCGGCGACCGAGGATTTTTCCGATGATATCAAGCTGGTCCCCGGTAGCATTCGAGATGAACCGGACTGTCATCAGCTCATAGAAAACATCCTCGAGCTCCTGAAGTGCTTTCACCGCGGCTGCATCTGTCTCGGTGTATTGCATGATCGTCGGGGTGACGGCGAGCGCGAAGTTCGTCCCGTCTGATGTCTTAATCAGGAATGATCCATCCAGGTTGTCGGTGACGGTAACAGGTACGGCCTGGGGAGTACCAGCGCCGATCAGGGCTGCGATCGCAGTTGCGATGGTGATAATAGTATCCCCAGGGACAGTCGCCTCATACGAGTAATCAAAGCCATTCACGGTCGCCGTGTATGTCGTCGCATCGATCGCTGTATTTACTCGGACTGCGCCAGCCTGGGTGAGCATCCCGAGGTCGGTAGTGAGCTGAGTAGGGTCAATCAAAGATGCCAGGAGGTTCTCGATCCGCACCTTCCCCTTGAACTGCCCGAGCAGCAATGCCCGCGCTTTCTCAAAGTGATCGGTAATCTTCGCCGGTGTCGTCATCAGACAAGCGCAATAGTGATGTGATAAGTAGCGACATTGGCTTTTTCATCATAGTCAATGTCAATATCGGCATTCGAGTATGAAGCCGGTCCGGTTCCTGGGTCTGTCTTCCGAGCCGAGATATCGATTTCCTGAATATCGTCATTGGCGTTGTTCATCGGAGTATAATACCTGGCTCTGAAAACATTGTGGCCGATGGTCTGCTCTGTATCCGCGAACGTTTCCATCGCCTCTCGAAGAGCCTGCTGATCTCCGCTATTCGGAACGTCTTCGGTATAGGTGATGTCGGACGGGGATGAAGTTGCTATCACGGCGACGCTGAATTCATTCCCCTCGTAGTCTGACGTCAGGGTAAATGTTCCGTCTGCGGCAGAATCATCAGCGATGACGGGGACCCACTGAGGAACGACGCCGTTGATCAAGGCCGTCAGTGCATTCGCGATATCGGCGACAGTTTCTCCGACGCCGACAATATACGAAAACTGGATGCCGTTCACTGTAACGGTGTATTTGTTTCCCGTCGCAGCATTGAGAATCTCAACTGTCCCGACCTGTTTCACGCCCTGGTCGAATTCACTTCCGACAATGATCTCGGCATGCAAGAAGCAATTCACTGAGTCTACGCGATCGAAGTTGATGGCCTGAGTCCGACCTTGGCTGTCCATTATGTTGACCGACTCTCCCCCGTGAAGCTGGATGCCTCCACCTTTGACTTCCCAGATTTTCTCAGCGACGTCGGCGTCTGTCCCGCCATCGACGATGAAGTGATCAGAGTGCGGTGGTCGTCCATCCCCATCTGCGACGTCTCCATCATTCTCGAAGACCAGGCAATCATCCAGCCCATCTACCTCAGCGATCATCCTGGCTCTCATCGCTTCGACGGTGCCGGCACCCGGGATTTGAAGAGACTGTTCCCGGCGAATTCTGAACTCGGCGTCGGTTTCTTCGAGACGTCCAAGCTCAGCGTCAGCCGAGTTAACGGCAGAATCCCACCCGGCCACGGTCGTCTCAATCTCGGTGAGAGTACCGGCGGGGGCTTCTATCGGTCCGTCATCCTCGGACTCAAAGGCGACGTCTATTGATCCGCCAACCCCGATCGTAGCATTCGCCGTCGATACGAATCGAGCCCCTGTTCCGGCTACACTTACGACCTGTCCTGCGGCGAGTAGTGTCGTTGGAGTACCGAAACAAGTGACTGTAACCGTCGACGTCCTCGCTTCAAGGCGCTCAACGCCGACCAGGGCATAGTTTCCATCCTGGGCTGCCTCTTCGCTTTCGTCGGGATTCTGCGCATTGTACGCAGCCTCTGCCAGCTCCCAGAGAGAGGCTTCGCGATTCGCGAACACCCCGACGAGAATTTTCAGCAGGGCGCTCGTCCTCGAACTTGCAGTGGCGCCGAAGCCGTCTGCTACGCGAAGCGCAGCATAGATTTCGTCGATGATGGTCTCAAGCCTTTTTCTTACGAAACCGGTACTCGTCAGTCCATACTCGGTAGCGCTCACGGGATCAACTCCTCAGACAATTCGATAACCTCTCCGTCTTCGCACAGCGCCCGGAATGATAGAGTCAACTGCCGATTCTGGCTATCAATGGTCAGGGTGAACGATTCGAGAGATTCGACCTTCGGATCACTCAAAATAGCGTCTTTGAAAACAGCATCGAGATCAGCCGGATTTGGATTTTTTACCAGAACATTCTCGTAATAGGGGACCCCCTCTGTGATATCCAGGTACCATTCACCCAGGAACGTCCTGAGTGTGATCCAGAGACGCTGTCGTGTCGCCTCCATATCGGTTACTGAAACGAGGTCACCTTCATCGATGGCCAGGTCGCCATAATAAATCGATGCCCCGCTGTCTTCGAGTTTCAAATCCATCAGGTAGCCTTCGTGTCCTCTGTCGTATGAGTCCCGTCTACCATAAGCTGATTCGGTTTCCCCGTTGTTCCACCAGAGCCGTATGGATGGTCGTGGTCATTATACTGATCCATCCCGGCTTTATTTACGAGAGCCTGGAAAGAGCCAGCGCCGATTTCTACATTTCCGCTGGAATCAATCGCTACCTTCGACCCTCCGTGATAGAGTACCACGTCACCAGAGTCCGCCGCAACTGCGTTCTTGAAATCCTGAAGACCTGGGATTGCGATGGCGTCAGTCAAGTCGAATTTCCGAACATCCCCAGGGGTCCCCTCTCGCCCTGATGTAAGCCAGTTGTCGAGTGACCGTTCCGAGAACAATATCAGGACAGTATCGCCGGTGGTGATCGGGAATGTCAGTGTCCCACCACCACCGCCAGGGAAAATAATCGGAACGTTCGTGATTGCCGGCAGTCGTTCTTCACCATCCTCGGTATTACGCTTCAAATAAGGCTGCACGGTGGCTTTTCTCAGCTCGGCATTGTAACTGACGACGTAGCCTGGGATCGCTGTGTGAACGGCGCTTAGGAGGGCAGAGACAGCATGCTTGATGGTTTCAGGGAATGATGGGGTCCTACCCTCTCGTTTCGACGTCATAATTCAGCCACCTCCATCTCAGACCCCCACTGAGGCCCCCTCGTATCCCCAGAGTGAATGACTCGTGAAATCTTGTAAATCCCGACATAATCTCGGCTGGAAAGGTTTATTTTTTTCCCTGGCCTCGCCTTCGGCAGCATGAGAGTATTCAGCACCAGTCCACCCTCAGTCGGTGACGGGGATCCAAGAAGACCTGTTTGGGGAGATACGAAAATCGCAACATCATCCGAGGCCTCGGTCTTCGGGATAACTGTGATCTCATTATCCTGAATCGACCAGCTGAAATCCATCTTCGCCGCAAGCCGGTCCATCACATCTTTCGCCAGCCCAGAGGCAGAGAATCCGTTCGCAAACTGATCTGTCATCGCCCCTTTGATTTCACCAATTACGGACTTCGCAGACATCGAAGCCATGACTTTTTCAACGACCTCAGCCACGGTGGTCCCGGAATCAAAGCTGAATGCTACCCGAGATTCAATCGCTCGGCTGCCGTCACCAGATTCGATTTTCGTTACTCGGTCTGGTCCCTGCCTGGTGACTTCGGTGTGATCAACGTCACCTGAGAAGATGTTCTCGATCATCCCTCGATAGCCAGCCTGAAGAGTGATGACAGCATCCTCACTCTGGATAAATCCGATTGAACGATCATTGAGATTATAGACCGAGAGCGAGAGGGCGTTCGGCTCTGAGGAGAGGTTTTTTTCGACGCGGAAATTAAACCGAAGATCCGTGACCCTGGTACCGAGTTCACCACGCGGTCCGACGATCATCGCCGCCTCTCTGTCGAATAGGCGACTCATGCCGCTGCCTCCGCGTCAGCCTCCGTTGTGTAGACCAGGATGACCCGGTCCCCGAGTTCATCGACACCTGGCGGGGATCCTGCCCCAGAGGTATCGATTGAAAGAATGTCACCATCAGGGAGGTCGCCTCGATGACTCCGTTTCAGAAGGGCCCAGTCAACCTGCACCTTTATGCCGGCTCGGAGAACGACGCCAGCCGTGGTCAGGATATCGAATGCCCAAGATTCCTCTCGAGAATTCCATCGAAACCTGAGTCGGTACGGAGTGCCATCAATGACAACCCGTTCCTCATAAGCAGGGAAGTCTTGTCTTGCCGGGATAATCTGCATCGGTCAATTCCCATAGATGGCCCGGTATGCTACCGAGGCGGCCTCAGTCTGATCAGCGTCAGGTCCAGACGTCGGCTGATTTCCGACGTCCTGGGAGCTGGCATGATGATTTTCATCCTCAGCCATGTCATCCTTCGGGATCAGGACGACCTGAGATTTCACAATCTCAATATACATCAGGTCGATCGTAAAGCGAAGAGCGTTGACCGTTCCTGTATTCCTGGGGACAGATAGCCGAGAAATCCTCATGTTCTGGTAATTCTGCAGCCCGGTGACGACCGAGAATAACTGCCGATCTTCCCAGAGTTTCCTGAGTGCCAGCCATGCACCGAGGGACTTCAGCGCACTCCCCTCGATTACGGCGTCGACTCCAAAAAGAGAAACCGGGCTGACTCCACCGATGGGAGAATCTGAGATGATTCCCTCGATAGTCAATGACGGGGGTCGGTTGAAAATATGATCTGAAACATATGACCCGCTCTCGACTGGATTATCGGTCGCATCCGAACTCAGCTCATGAAATTCCCTGATCGAAGCGTCAAGCGTAATGCTTCCGACGATGGTTTTGATTTGCGGATCTGAGAATAGAAGGGACAGCAACGCCATGTTACGGTACCTCCTTGTCAGGGAACGCATTCACCACTGCTCGATTCTCTTCAGTAAGAACCCTACGGGCAGCAGCCTCAGCGGCATCAGCAGCAAACTGAGCCTGTGAATCGGGAGTCCCGGGGGGTACTGTTATATTGATTTCAGCCTTGACATCGACACTCCTTCCACCGGCGCCGGCACCAGCCAGAGCAGCAGGAGGACCGACCATGTGTCCGAATCGACCAGTCCCTTCCATCGGGTTGCTTTTAAAAAACCCGGCGACCCTCGATCCCATTCCTTTGATACTTTCCCACTTGCCGGCGATATTGATCAGGAGGGCATGAACCGGTGCCAGGGCGTTCATGATCGAGAACGTCACCAGCTTCGTCCATTTCCCCCAGGATTTCCACTTTTCAATGATCTCACCGATAACCGATTTATTTCCCTTGGCGAAATTCACCAGGTCATCAATGAACAGCGCGACAGCGGCGGCTGCCGCCAGGATCAGCGCAGGGATCAGTAACATCTTCGCATAGGCGATCAGGGCCGTTGTCCCGAGAAGTCTCCACGCGATTGTCAGCTTGGCCAAGAGCCCGAGCATGACAGCAAACCCGAGGGCGATCGGCCCGAGAATTGACACGAAGATAAACAGACCCCTGATGACGTTCCTCGTTCGCTCATCGAATCGTTCAAGGAATTTCCTGACCATCACCAGGCGCATCCGAAATCCATCCATGAAATTAATAATGGTAGGCATGAGAGCCATCGCAACGATATTCTTGATCCCGTTCAGCGACATTTTCATCCGAGCCATTGCATCTATCCAGGCTTCGCTGGAGTCGAGTGTCTCTTTATCGAGAACCCCACCAAGTTCGTGTGCCTCGACCCTCAGCGCCCGCATTGACTTTTTACCGGCATTCAGAAACGGGATCATCTTCGCGCCACCACGACCGAGGAGCTCCATCGCAAGAGCGGTCTTCGTCGGGCCGTCAGGCATCCTCTGAAATGCTTCTGCCATGTCTTCCAGAACGGCGTCAGTCGCCCGAAGATTCCCCTCTGAATCAACGACTGATACTCCAAGCTCGTCGAAAGCCTCCTGGTACGAGGTGAGCCCGTCGCGCGCATCTTTCATCGTGCGCGAGAGTTTCTGCACCGTCTTGGCGAACTCGTCGTTCGAGACTCCGCCGATATTAGCTGCATGCATCAGCTCTTGAAGAGCCTCTGCCGTGAGACCGGCCCCCCGAGCCGTCTTGGCGATCCAGTCACCAGCCTTGGCGGTCGACCTGGCAAGCCCGAACATCCCCGCCGCCGCGACAGTCGCAGCAGCGCCGACAGCCTTGACGGTTTTCTGTATCCCACCAAGGCGCTCCTCAAAGGATTTCAGGGCCTTATCATCGACCTTGAATCCCCATTTTGTAAGAAGCTCACGGACTATCATCTTCAGCCATTCTCCGCCCGACTTCTGCCTCGATCGACAGGGCCAGGTTTGCATCCAGGAGGTCTGTGATAGACCAAGTTGACCGCATGACCATCAGATTTTCTCGACCTGCAGACCACACTCGCCATTCTGCTGCATTCATCCACTCGGGGAAGTCGATCCCTCTGAGTCGTCTCCGGGCTGTTTCTCCGACACAGCCGACCAGGCTTTCCTGCCGGCGGCTGTAATCTCGGACAAAAAATCTCGATAGTTCGCCTCCAACACGAACCACACGACTTTATACAGATGCCCGATTCTGCCGGCGAAATGAGAAACCCGGCGTTCCTTGGTGAGCGGAGTCCCGTCAGCGTGGACGTTTTCGAGGATCTCTTCCATCAGGGCGAATTCCTCGTCGGGTGTCATCTTCCCGCCCAAGTCCTGCAAGGCCGATACCACGCCATCGAGAATTGCACCGACGTCGATGTCTTTCGACATGATGTCTCCGACGCCGGCAGCTTCGTCAAAAACCCCCTTGACCGACATGGCCAGGGGGGCTGCGAGGACGTTTCTCAGCTTCGCCCAGATGCGAAGTCCTTTCGGGTAGCTGTACTGCGTGACGGCATACTGAATTCCGTCAATCTCTTTTTCGATTTTTTCCATCTGCCCCTCCACGGTTTACAGTTGCTTCGTCTTTAATTGCCTCCGACGAAGAATTCGAGCCTGGCACATTTGATCACCCAGACGCGCTCACCAGCTCCCTTGGCGAAGTTGGCGGCGGCAGGTCGTTCGATCCATGCGTGTGATGCACTCAGCACCGTCGTCCCCGACATATCCTTGATCATGAGGGGTCGGACACCGGCATTCGACTGCTCGTCTGCGATGTGAAGGGCAGACAAGAGGTCGTTCGTGTCGCTCGACTGCATCAGGTGAATGGTGACCGTACCGCGCTTGTCACTGGTCTTCGCGCGAGTCACCTGCCCGTCAGCGCCGGCGACGTCAGCGTACGTAGGCTCGGGCCGCTCGGCCTCGATCATCGAGTCTTCGGCGAAGCCGCTCATGAGGATCTCGCCGAGCGTGACGGAGACCTGCGACGGATCGTAAGTGGCGAACCCGTTTTCCATAGCTGTTCCTCCTCTTCCTTAAAGGGTCACCGTCACACCGCGACGGAACCGGTTATCGTGACGGCGTGGATCGCGCCGGCGAGAGTTCCCGAGAATTTCACGTTGTTCAGCGTCCGGGAGATCTTGTCCGCGGACGGGACGTCGGTGATATCAGGCGTCTCGACGCGATAGCCGAGTTCACCGAGGGTAGAATCGAACGCCAGGAATCCCGTTCCGATCGCGTAGTTCAACCGCGCCCGGACACGGTTCTCGACCATCGAAATGCCGGCATTCGTATAGGGGACCTTCTGCTTGTTCACGAGGGTCTCGTAGACGTCCTCCTGCAGGCGCGCGCGCAACCAGTCGATGCCATGAATGACGTCGATGTATTCGCCCTCGGCAACGACCCCTTCGGTCGTGATGTTGACACCGCCGACCTCGATGTAAATGTTGCACGATTTCCCCTCGGCCGCCGCCTTCTCGGTCGCGGTGAGCGAGTCTGCCGTGACGCCAGAGAGGGTCTTGAATTTCCAGGTGATCGTCTCGGTATCGAGGTCGTAGGGCAGACACTTCCCGAGCCATGCGACGTCGGGCCACTCTTCATCGGCCCCGTCATTGATGTACGAGTCTCCCGAGTCGGTCTGACTCTGGTAGATGACGAATGTCCGCGTCCGAGAGGCCGCGCTGAGGATATAGGCGATATCACTCGTGTCGGACGCGTCGAGGACATTCGCGTCGGCGGTGGCCAGGATGCACATCCTGTACTCGGACTCCGTCCACGTCGCCGCGTTTTCCTGGTCATCCGGATATCGGCTCGTGAGGGCCAGGACGTACCAGTCGGGATCGTAGAGCTTGATCATGTCGAGTGAGTCGGAGATGGGCATCGGCGCAGGATCGGCGCCATCCGGCTCGTCGGTGTAAGTCGCGGATCCGTGGGTACAGGTCATCTTCGAATCGGCGTAAAGCGTGAATCCCACGCAGCTCCCGTCGATATCAATATCGAAGTCGCTCCCATTGTCCGTGGTCGAGACGAGAGACGACAACCCTGATACCAGCCCGATCGCCGTGATGATGGCGTCGACGGTGAGTGCGGCAGACGCGGCCCCGGTCGCGGTAACGGTGTAAAGGGTTCCGTCCGCGAATATCTTCAAGGTGTAGGTGGCCCCGACAGTGTTCGTCGTCACCTCGACATTCGCGCCCTGATGGCCGCGATTGGCGACCTTGAGAGACGTTACCCTCGGAGACGCCCCGAACGCAGCCTGGGCAGCCGCGTAGGCGACGTCAGACGAGCTGAAATCCTCAGCCACGCCGGTCATGTCGGTATACGATCTCACCGGCTCTGCGAACTTGAAATGGCTGTCCAGAATGAGCATCGTTCCGAAACCGGCCCTGGACACGCCGATCGTTTCTCTGGTGATCGAAACGCTCACGATGTCATCGATTCCTGCCATGGTCATACCTCCCGGTTAAACGGTCACTTCGAATGTGTCCTGCTCGACTGTCGACCCTGATGGATCGAGAATCGTCTGCTGGACATTTACGGTGTCGATGGTGCTCGGATCATCAGTAACCATCGAGGTCACGTGGAACGTCGCATCCATCTGCGCTCTCGCTTCATATCCGACTTCAAGAAGGGCCGTCAAGTCATTCACGCCAGTATCTTCGATATAGGCCAGCCTGACGCCCGTCGTTTCACTATCGATCGACAGGTTCGCTGTAACAGCAACGTCGATTTCTTTCTTGGATGTTACGACCAGCGTCGTCCCATCCTCTTCCATTTCAACAACAGCATGAGGAATCGTGACATTAGCGAACTCGGCCAGGAGCGCTGTCCTGATTGAGCCAGCCGTAGCCCCGATACCCGAGGTGATTGAGATAGCAGCCCCATTCACCGTGATCATATATACCGTCGAATCCTGCACATCATCGACAGAGAGGACGGCTTCATGACTTCGCCAAAAAAGAGATTCGAAGACACTCGGTTTCCCGAATGACGCTTGGGCCTGGTTCAGATAATCAACGGCCCCATCACCGAAAACCTGGCATGAAAGAGAGACGTTGCGAAGCCCGGTGACTTGCATCTGCCGACTGTCATCATCTTCTTTCGGCATTCTCCGATCATCATGAGAAGACAGACGGACAAGGCCCGTCATTACCTTCAGGGTGCCATACGGTTTATCTGGCCGCGCTCCACCCTGATCAGCGAAGATGACTCTCGAGAGTCCTGTGACCGAAACGAACCAGGCTCGCAGAACGTTCTCTATGTCAGTCCTGATTACCATCCTCTTTGGCCTCGTCGGCGCTCACAGTATCATCCCCAGAGGATTCATTCCCCCCAGGCTCTGCCAGCGGAGAAGGTTTCAGGAACCGGGATTTTTCAACAGACACGATGTATTCCCTTTCCTTGATGAACGGATTGATTCTGTCGGAATACAGTTCGCGCAACCTGTTCCACGTCTCGTTCTTGATCCTGACACGACCGCTGATAACGATGCTTTCTCCATCAACATCATACTGATCGGCGCCAGGCGTCTTTTTTCTGACAATCACCATTGCGATTTTCCTTTCACTCGTCGTCAAGAAGATAGTAAATGACCAGGATACTGACATCCTGTTCCTCGGACTCGTTTCCATTCTCAGCAGAGATGATGTAGTTGGCATCCGGGTCGAGGTAGATTCCTGGATAGGCTTCGGCATTCGCCACGGCCGGCAGCTCTTCCATCACCATCGTGATATCGTCCTCTGAGATGGTCGGGCTTTCCAGCATCGTCAATGGACTCGTCACGCTTTTGGCGGGAGCGGTGTTGAATGGAGGGTCCTCGATTGCATCACCATCGATGATCGCTGATAGTGCCGCGAAGGCCGCTGTGATATCGGCGCCGGCCGAGAGAATCACCGGGACCTCGACGAAGATGCTTTTCCCGTTGGGATTTTTCAACTGAAGAATGGAGTCGCCCTCGGCGGCGATGGAATCCATGAAGTGAAAGAAAAACTGTTGTCCGCGCCTGGCCAGATCCTCTTTCCAGTCAATTCCTAATCGTTTCCGCATCGATTCACTCCTGTTTTCTCACGGCGTAGGCTTCGTAATGATCGATATCAACATGAAGCCAGTCTTCGACTCGCTGGACTTCGTAGTCTTCACCCTCCCAAGAAACCAGATCCGCCGGCATATCATTTTCGTCATCCTGACCGCGAATTTCATCTTCACTGATAACGAGAATCCACTTCTTCGTTCTCAGCCCCTCGGGAAACTGGAGCAGGTCTTCAGGATTCGGCTGCTGAACGCAAGCTGTGATGGGGACGTCTGACCGCGTTCGTGCATTTCGTCTTCCATCAGTATATCCCTCTGCGACGGTCGCCCTTTTCAGCGTAACGTCCCCGAACCAATCCTCTATTTCCTGAATCAGGCTGGCCATCACATCACCACGCGCTGCTTGATGCTATTCAGCGCAGTCCCGGTATCGACGAGCGGCAAGCTGGATCCCTTGCGCTCCTTCGTGACCTCGGCCAGCTCTGGCTCGACACCTGATTTGATTTTTTCAACGTAGGCTGCCCTGACTTCCTCTCCGATGATCATGAGGGCCCCTCTGACCCCCGTCACTCCACGCAAAACATCGCTGAGCATTTCCTTCCGAGTCTGCTCGAACACTGTATCTTTCTCAGCGTCAGTTGACCGAATGAACGAACGCTCTGGAATTTTCCCATCCTTCGAACCGTATTCATGAACCGCCATGATTTCAGCGACTGACAGCCCGTCATCATACTGCGCATCAGCGAACAGCCCAACAAGAACATGGGCGTTGTCAATGACGTCCAGGTCTTTGAGGATTCGCTTTCGGCCTCGATCTTTATCCTCGGTTTTATTCATCACACGCACCCCAGGATGGCCGTTCTTTCAGATCACCCTCACGGTCATTGTCATGCATCTTTTTCTCAAAGATCGGGGGGACGCGGTCGCTATCCACCTCCACCCCATCCTTGTCGCTGATGCTGATACCACCGGCGATAGCATCCACCCCGGAAAGTCCGAGCTGGCGCTGCATCTCGTCGAGCATGTCAGTATAGTGTTTGTGTGCCTGGGACAGCTTGACGCTGACCTTGCCCGTCGTCTGATCGACACGCCTAGACAGCTTCGAGAGAATGGCCCGGACGGCGGAGATCGCCGCGGCCTTCGGAGAGTCGTTATGCTGGCTGAGGAGGAACCACACCTCAGCGTCTTGGAGGAGCTGCCTCGTCGAGTCCGTGTCGCCGACGATGAATCGTAGCTCGTCCTTCGTCGACGCGCCAGGGTTTCCGGTATAAGTCCAAGACATCGCACTCCTCGATCACTTCGTCTTGCTCCCGGCCTTTCGACCTCTGCCGCCGGTTTTCTTGACCGTCTTTTTCTTCGACGACCTTTGGGGAGCTTTCTCAGCCGGCTCTTTCTTGGCTGCCGGCGACTTGTCTTTCGCTCCGTCCGATTCCGCCGGGGGTTTTTCCTCGGGAGGCGGTGCCAGGGGCTTTTCCTCGGGAGGCGGTGCCGGGGGCTTTTCCTCGGGAGGCGGTGCCGGGGGATCGACCTTGGGAGCCTCTACCTTCGGAGGATCCCCTTCATGGAACACGATGAAGTTGGACCCCTTCAAGGCGCGGAAGGTAGGCAGCTTCTCGGCATCAGGAATGAGAGTACCGAGTGGATTGTCGGGCGATGGTCCGTGAACCTTTTCGCCGTTCAGCGTCATTTCCCTTCGTGCATACCAAGGCATGGCTGATGCCCCTCCCATTCATGGTTGACTTATGTGGGCGAGGCCGGCGTCTCGGCGGAGGGGCAGCCACCACCGAGAACACCGGCCTTGTCGCCCGGGTTTCCTTTCAGGCCGATCAGGCCACGGCACTCACGAAGAACACACCGAGATCGGCGGCGATGACCTTCTGATCGAACGCCATCTCACCCTCGACGCGATCCGCCTTCAGCTCCTTCATGCGGAAGGTGGTCATCCGGTGACCCATGGCCGAGGCACCGAGCAGACCGGTCCACGCGAAGGTGTATCCACCGGACGGGATGAGCAGTCCGGGGTTCGGCGCGGCATAGATCAGGAGGGCGGCTTTCCCGAAGAAGAATGAATACTCCTGGGAGGCCTCGACGACGCCTTCGTCGGTCGTGGTGTAGATGCCGTACGGCACCAGGACCTCATCGACCTCGAAGAGCATGGCCAGGATATCGCGCGTGATGACGCCACGCTGCGAGTACTTGATCCGGTCGAGGATGTCAGGATTGTCCTTCAGGGCCGTGAAGACCTGGGGGCCGAGGACGAGCTTGTTCGGGCGGAAACCGGTACGCTGCTGGACGATGTCGAGCTGATCCTGGATGTTCTTGATCGGCGTCGAGCTGGCGTCGTTCCACTGGAGAAACTCGTTCGTGCTCGGACCGGAGGAGACGCCAGTCTGATCTCCGGTCCAGATGCCCGTGGTGAAGTAGGCCGACGTCCAGTCGTTCTCCTTCGCGAGCATCAGGTTTCGGGAGACGTACTCGGTCGCATCCCGGTCGGGGTTGATCTGGTCGTCGGAGTTGGCCCGGGTTTCGTCGTCGACGTCCTTGTGGAGCGCCCAGACGTCGCAGTAATACGAGTTGTCATTGTTGACCCCGTACCCTCCGCCGGCAGACGCGGTGGCGGGGGTGCGTTTCTGCGCGACGATCCGATTCCAGTACGACTTCTCGTAGGTCGTGTAGCGGTTGCCCTGTTTCGAAACCGGTACGACGGGGAACACCTTCGAGGCGATGAACGTGTCCAGCGACTGCAGGTACGCGACGCTGATGTTCGTCAGCGGCCTGCTGTAGTGGACGTCACTTGCGGTAGGCTGAGGCATTTTTCGATCCTCCTTTTCGTCAATATATTAAGCCGACGATCTGGTTCAATGAACCGGATCAGCCGAACACGATCACGATGTCGACCTCACCGTCGGAGTGCGCATCGGTGACGACGCATTCCATCGAGATGGTGTCGGTGGCCGTGAAGGTATTCGCGGCCGTGATCGCCGTCGCCTCGATGACCTTCCCGACCGCGTCGGGGGCCGCGTCACCATCGGCGGTATCACCGATCGTCAGGACACCTCCGGTCAGGTCGGTGGTCCCGATTTCGAGATTGATGGCAGCCTCGGCGTCGGCGTCGGTGGTGACCACCTTCGTGATGGCATACATCTTCAGGATGCGACCGGCGAAGCCGGGGGTCATGGCGGTGATGAGGTCGGCGCTGGCGAGGCTGGCCAGGGTCGTCCGGTAGACGAAGAAGGACTGCTGATACCCTTCCGCCGTCTTCGGGAGCAGGATGCAGGGGTGGATGTCTCCTGAGGTGCCGGTGACCAGGGCAATCGCAAGGACCGCGTCGCTTCCGGTCGCCGTGACCGCGTGACCATTGGCGTCACATGCCAGGTCATCGCCAGCCGTGATGGAACCGCCGTAGACGACCTTCGAGATTCCGGCCCCGATCATCGCATTTCCGATCTTGTCGGCGGCGTCGGGGTTGTTCTGCAGGATGCCGAGGCCACGCTCACCATCCCCGCAGACGGCCAGCTTCGACGGGCTGTCGGTACTGGCTTTCATGAAGTGAAACTGCAAGGCCGAGGAATCGGCCGCGACCGGCATGCTGATGCATTTTCCAAGATCCTCGTAAGCCATTTTCGGATCCTCCTTCTTTCAGGTTCGTTCGGTTACTGCGAGAACGCCACCGTAGCGGTGACGATCATCAAGCCGACGCCGACTCCCTCTTCGCCTGGGCGTAGAGGTCCGGATTCTCGTCCAGGATCTCGGTGTACGCCTGCTCGTAGGATTTCTCGCCGGCGCTCTTGGTGACGCGCTCCTTGGCCATCGAGTCCAGCTTCCGCTCGGCCTCGGATTCCCCGATGCCATCCTTGCCGAACTGCTTGAGCAGCTCACCGTCCTCGATCACCTTGTTCGCGGCCTTCAAGATCGATTCGACCTTGGCCCAGGCCTCGAAGTCGGCGCCGCTCAGCGCCTTGATGACGGGCGCGAATTCCTCGGCGGACAGTTCGGGGATGTGGGTGAACGTGGCGGCTTTCGCGACGGCCTCCTTGGTGGCCTGTTCGTCCGCGGCTTTCTCGAGTTTCTCGTTGAGCTTCTTAATCTCGTCCTCGCTCCCGTCGTACGACTTCAGGAGCATCTCGACCATCGGCCTGGATTCCTCCGGGATGGAGCTCAGGTCGTAACTGCCGTCGTCTTTCTTCACCGGCAGCCAGGTCGGCTTCGCACCCTTCTCGACCTCCTTGGTCACGACCTTCTCGACCGTGGGAAGCTCGAAGCCCATCTCTTTCAGAACCTCCGCCGACTTCGTGAGCGCGTCCGCCGGCAGCTCGTCCTTGTACGAACCGAGCAGCTTCATGACGGCCTGGAACGCCCCGACCGCTTTCTCGGACCACCCTTCGAAGACCGACTTGAGCTTCTCGGCGAGGGGAAGGTCTCCTTCGAGGATCGCTTTCAGTACCATCTCGTCGATTTTCATGACGCCTCCTTCGCTTTTGAACAGGATAAACTTTCGTTTGTTGGCTGCCCGGTCGACCAGGCTGACTTCTTGTGTATCGATATCGACCATCCAGGCGGGTTTCACGAGCAACCTCCATCAATCGTCTCTATGCTTCGCGATGAAAATGATCGCACGACGACGGACTTCGTGTCAACCCCTATTTTCTCTGGCAGCCCAACCGCCGATGCTGAACCCGGTGTATTTTCCGTCCTTGACCTCAGCCCACTTTGCTGCATCTTTAATGTGAACTCCCATGAGCCACGAGCCTTTCTTGATCTGCTGGCCGTTCCAGGACATCGCCTCTGGGGTGATCCATGACTCGACAATGACGCCACCCTTGAATTTCGTTCGATGCTGATCTCCGACAGTACGGTACATTTCCATGAACCGATGCGCCGTCTTTTCGATTTCTTCCGCTCGCGCAGCTTCCCCCTGAGTATCGATGCTATCCGGCTCCATGACAACACCGTAGACGATCTGCTTCTCATCATCGGCTTTCATGATTTCGCAGTATCGCCCAATCCTGACGCGGTCTTCGTCAACATCCACGACCTCGGCTTTTTCACCAGGGGCGCTCCATACCAGGTGCTTCTGCCCGACTGTCTTGACGTCATCGATCACATCAGGGAGGGTCATGGTCTTCGCGGTAGGCTCTTGATCCTCGGGTCTTTCCATATCCCAGGATGTTCCGTCATCAGACAGGAGAATACGATGTCGCCCGGCCAGGTGATCTCCGTCGAGGAATATTTCAAAGGCGTCTTTCGTGCAGACACCGACGTCATAATTTCCTGAGTCAAGGGGGAAGATGACGTCAAAGCCAGCGTCTGTTTTCTGCGCACGAGGTTTCGAGTCTGCGACCACGATACCGTCATCGACGACCACGTACACATCCTCGACATCGCAGCCGGCGAGTTTCTCGACTGTCGGATTCAAGGCATGGCCGATGATTCCCCACGGGGCTTCGCCACCCGTGAAAAGAAGCTCGTAATCAGAACTGAATCCGAGGTCGGCGCCGGCAAGCTCTTCGGCGCTTTTCCCGACGTGTTCTTCGGGGATGTCTCTGAACCTAGCCTGGCATGTGAACTTGCCGTTGCCACTCTCAGGCAGAAGCTCTTGCCACTGCTCAGCCCACGCGGACTTCGTAGTATCATCCCCGTCCCCCGTGAACCACTTTACGAGAAACCGGTCCCAGGCTTTATCGCTCCACCCGAGAGCGTTGACCAGGGCCTTGTCACCGCTGAATCGTTTCAGTGGGCCTTCGAAGCTGAATGCCTTGACGTCGGGCATCTTGATTGCAACTGGCTCAGCCTTGCCATCGTCGTAGAGGAAATATCGCCCACCCCATCCATCATTGATACGCCACAATGAACGATCTGACCCACCGGTAATCTTGATCGGTACGACGCTGTCATAGGGGACGGGTTCTTTCGGATGGTCACGATAGCATGCGTCCCAGTATGCCTGGACGACAGCCGGCTCATCGCGTCCAAGGAGTCCGCCGAGCAGCTTCGCTCGATCCGGATCCTCTGCCTTGTTGACATCAGGGTGATCCCCGACCCACGTCTTCGCTTTCTCAAGAGTCCATCCGTGATCCTTGTCGAAGCGGAGTGACTGGATAGCCCACTTCCCTCCGTCGACCAGCTTTCCCATGATCGCGCCGACTCCTTTTTCCTTCCCGATCGGAGTGGTCCGAAGACTTCCCTCGACGAACAGGTCAGGATTGCGGACTCGATAACGAACCTGTTTCCAGTCGTCCTCATCTTCCCACTTTTTCGAGACAGCCGCTTTCTCGATCGACGACAGCAACCCGCTTTTCGTCTCGACATCGATATCCCTCGACCGCAGAACGCCGGCAACGATCTTCGCACCAGCCTCCACCTTCCCGACGAGGTCGTCGTCGCCTTTTTTCTTCGCGGCCTTATGCCACGACGCCAATGACGACCACGCAGCCTTGACGTCACCGTCATCAACTCCATCGAACATTTTCTTATCGATCTGCCCGATGACCTGCCGCTCGAAAAACCCAGGGCCAGACGGAGAACGCCACCGAGCGCGTGCGCCTGACCTCGGAAACGCACGCGCGTGAAGGCGGCGATACGTCTCTGTTGGGAGCCAATGCTTGACTTCTTCCATTAAGGATTCGAGGTAGTCTCGACCTGCCATGACGCTCCTCCTGTTAGGCAGCCATCCGGTGATGCCGGCACCGACAGACTCTCAGATTCCCAACACCAACCTTCCAGGCTTTTTCACGCCTCAGCCTCAAGACTACCGTACACCGGCACTGAGGATGAAGCGGGGGGTACATGACGCCGCCGGGGAAGGATTCATCCAGCCCGACAGCCTCTCCGTCAAGCGGCTCACACTGTTCACAGAGGCGCTCATCGGGATTCGTTATCCATACTCGTTCAATGCGATTGGCGTGATCCCCGAACGACCCGTCCTGTTCTAGTTTTTTCCACATCGAGTGACGACCAGCATTCACCATCCGAGATGACTCGGTCCTGGCGATGTTCATCGCTCTTTGCTTGTGGAGTTTGGCTGAATATTTCTTCACCCTCGCCGTCGCCTTTACTTCCGACACCCCTTCATCAATTAATCGGCGGTGTAGATTATCAACGGCGAGAGCCTGTCGCTTCGTGAGTCCGACGAGGTCTTGGATATAACCGGCAGTCGCGGACGGATGCATCCCACGCTCGTATGCCCGACCCATGACGGCCCTGATCCCGTCTTTCGTCGTGTTCGTGATACCAGAAACCAGCTCAGCCGTGTGCCGGCGAAGTTGTGCCTGGATAAATGGATCGAGAGGATCATAGATGGCGACAGCGCCAGGGACAACGAGGGGCTTCGCTGCAGTTGCACCTGACTCAGCTCCACGGTCGAAGCCATCCCTGAAAACCGTAGTTACAGAGCCGGCGGTAGATTCAAATCGTTCAAGGTGAAGCGCTGCCTCAGCCGCAGTCAGGTTTCCAGACGCGAGAGCCTCTCTCAGAGCGACGACATCAATCCCGCCTTTCGCTTCTCGAACAGCAACCATGTATGCCCGAGCGGCTCTCGGCTCGAGCTTGGTCATCTCTCGAAAAACTTTTCTGGCCTCAGCGTCAGCAGAAGCCTTCCAGACTTCATAGTCGTTACTTGACGGACTCACCGTGAGCGCCCCCTGGTTTCTGAATCAGGTGACCGAGACCCTGGCCGCGTGCGCGGACACGATCGGCGCGCGACATCGAAAACGCCTTAAACCGAAGAACGATGGAGTCAACTTCATCGAAAACAAACCCCTCAGGGTCTGCTGTTTCCAAGATCGAGAATGGCTGGACGTCTCCCTCTTCAGCGTCAACATTGACAGCCAACGCAAGACCGAGAGGATGGAGAATCGTCCGGTTAATTTCACCGAGGATGCCGGTGTCTTGAATGAACTTCGCCGGGTTGGTAATTTTCATTACATCGTCGCTCATTCTTCGTCTTCTTTCTCGGGAGCTCCTAGGAGTGACCTGATCCATGCTTCGAGTTTCTCGTCGGGGAACAACTCCATACCGGCGTCAGACATGGACTTCAGGGCGCTGATGATCGTATCAACGTTCGGCTTTTCTACATCACCATGCTCGATAGTCGGCAATTCCTTCACCGGCATATCGTTATAGTGAAACAGTCTCGGGATGGCATATCGATTGAAGACATTCTTGATCACCTTGAGCCAGCCACCGATAGCAACAGCATGAAGATTTGTGCGGTCGGACGACAGAGCGTAACTCCCGACTTTCTCGTGACCGAGCAGGAGAAAATCAGACAGGACAGTCATCAGGATGCGCTGATCGTAACGGCGAATCACCTTGTCTGTATCGAGCTGGCGCTTTCCACCAGTCGATAGCAACTCGAATTTGATGAGCTGGTTTTTATCGCGGTCGAACATGAGGGGAATCAGAACACCCTCCTGCTCATCGCGCCTGACGTTGATGACGATATCCTTCAGCGTGGCAAGAGCTTGCTTCTGGTCCGCAGTTGCACTTTCCCCGAACCACTCAGCGGGGGCGTAGACCGTAGGCAGCCCGGCCAGGTCACGCTCGATGCCGATCCCCTCGATTTCCTCGATCCGCTTTTTGAAATACCAGGGGCGATAAGCAGCGCGAAGAATCGACCGGCCCTCAGGATTGTTTTTGATCGTGTCTGTTCTGAATAGAAGGAGTTTCTCGATCGGGATCTCGACCATGTTGTAGGATGGGGGGGGCGTCTGCTTCAGCCCATTGATTCCACCGTCGTCTCCGATCAGCCACTCTACGATAGTATCCTGCGCCCGGAGCGGCATCTTACGCCACCCGATCCGACCATCCGTGAATCGACTTCTCGTCGTCGGGTCGTTCGTCTCCCCCTTCCGAAGTTTATAGACCAGCTCAAGTGGAGAAAACCCGAATGGCAGCATGGTCAGTATTTCACTGATCGTATCATCCCACGTCGACGACATATCCTCCATACACTGTTCGACGAACTTGGCCGCGGCAAGATCGACGTTGTCCTGACTCACCGGCTCGACATACCAGGATACCTGCTTCAGCAGCATGTTCGTGACGAAGAGACCGGAACGGACTGCCGGGTCATTCGCCTCCATTTCGGCGAATGTCTTCATCGCCTTCCCGCCTTTGAGCTGAGGCAAAAATTCTTCGGATAGCGTGTTGCCGTACCTCTTCAGACCGGTTGACCCGATCTCGTTGAACTCAGGACGGGAACGTTTCATCGATAACTCGGCCAATCTCTTCGGGTCGAAATCAGGCATCTCAACTCCTCCACGGGCTCGTCCGCGTGAGCCCCTCGATCTTCGGAACGACGACGACTCCCGTCGTCTTCGACAACTCTATCAACGCCTGGGTCGTCGTGTCAACTTTATCCATATATTCAGCATTCGGCGCAGCAGTCATATCATCGATCCAGGCACTCACCCACGGATATATTTTCGGGTTCGGAATGATGACGTTCTTCGCCTGAAATATCGGACTCGTGGCGTGTAGCCTGGCCTCCTTACTCCCGTATTTCTCAGGGCTGAACGGGATCAATCCAGGAAGTACCTCGGACAGATCATCCATGATCGCCGGCCCGTTCGCCTTGTCCTCAATCAGCACCTTCCGGTGTGCGCCGATATGCTCATAGTCGGAGGCGAGCTGGACAGTGGCTGCCCTGGTCTGGGTATATGACATCCGAGCATGAACCTGGCCGATCAGAAAAAACTTGCCGGCATAACGACCCCAGACCTGACCGCAGACGAAACTTGAAGTCGCCTTGTTCTTGAATGCCATATCCCAGGAACAGAGGATTTCATCGAAGTATGGTGGTAACACATCCCAATACTGCTTGAGCCAGTCGCGCTGGATAACCGTTCCACCCTCAGCGACCGGGTCCTGCTGAAACAGCCCCGCCCAGACGAGCGGAGACACACCGGCTTTTATTTTTTTGAGAACGTCCAGGGGATAGCGTTGCGGACAAAGGGGAGTCCCGAGGGGCCGACCGAGCCAATCGTTCTTCGTAGCGATTGCAGGACACGCGACAAATTCCCAATTATCAGAATGGTCCTTGAGCAGCCACGCAGCGAGATCATGCTTTGACCATCGGTGCATGATGAGAATGATAGTCGCCCCTGGCCTCTGCCTCGTATAAAAAGTCGAGTCGAACCAGCCAGCCTCTTCAGCGTCACCACCTCCGAATAGCGATTTCTCATATGCCCTGGAATGAGCCTGTAGCCAGTTTTTATAGGGATCATCAATCAGGAGCAGATCACCAGGCTCGCCGGCGAGGGGCCCATTCACACCAGCGCAGACCATCCCCCCGCCAGCCGTGGTTCCCCAGTTATTCGCAGCCGCGTGTCCAGGGAGTACCCTCGTCCACGGATTCGAAGCAGTCATGAAATAATTACGGACGACACGACCCCACCTGACCGCCTTCGATGCCTCATAGCTGGTATTCAATACCCACCGATCAGGGAACGTATCGAGAAACCACGTCGTCGTCCATCGCGAGATGAGCTGAGATTTCCCGTTCTGAGGCGGCATCCCGATAATCAGGCGACCGCCGCCAGTCAAGATTGTATCTCGGATTTTAGTAGCGAGGCGTTCAAGATAGTGGTATGGAAACCACTCACCGCCAGACGCGATTCGGGCATAGTCATCTATGGAGCATTTCCAGCTATCGTTCCCATAGTCCAGGGCAGTCGCTTGCATCAGACTTCACCCCCCTCATCATCATCGGGTTCTGGCTGGACTCCATTGGCATAATTCGGAGTCGGGGTTTTCTTGGCGAGGACATCGAGAGCGGCCCGGCTTTCAGGGTCAGCAAGAAGACGCTGCATCGCTTTCTGCTTCTCGGAATTTATCGCCGCGATATCAGCATCATCATTCATCCCGAACCGATGCGGATCCAGTGACTTCTCAGCCGCGATAGCTCCGAGCTTGGCCGAGGCCTCGGCCAGTTTCGCTGCAGTCGAGAATGTGAACCTGGCTGGATTGACGATCACGATCTCAGTCGCGTTCCCATCTTCATCGGTCTGCGTCGTGCGCTCTTGTCTAGCGATCGGGAAGTCAAGCATCTGCTCTGCTTTGCGGAGTAGTCGCGCACTGACTTCCATCAACTCGGAACGCCGAACCCTCCACTCGACCCCAAGACGTCGCCCCTGTTCCTCGACACCATCCTCGACGCCATCCTGCGCGATCTGATCGAGATGCGCATCCCAGGCAGCAGCACGACGACGCCAGTCATGCTTCTTCGCCCAAGCAGCATACCACCCGGGAGCCTTCTTGGCATTCTGGCGACCGTAGGTGTCGCGGTATGCTTGGAGAAGATTCCGATCCTTCCCCATATCCCTGAATACCACGAACGCGGCCCAAGGCTTATCCCGCTCATCTGCCTGACGATCCCAACTGTTCACCTGCTCAGCCATTTTTCCTCAGCAGCTTTTTCAATTCCTTGCTCCGCACCTTCGGGGCAACCTGCTTCAGCTTCAACCCATAGTCATCAACTGCCGGCATCTTCGACAAGTCGACCTCGGGTTTCAGTTTCAATGGCGTATCGAATCTCTTCCACCCATCGAAGATGTGATGCTGAGGACGACCGAAGCGACGCTTCGTCTTCACAACCCCAGGCCACATCCTCTCAAGCGAACGAGCCATCTTCGCGCGCCCGTCTCCCTGGTAGATCTCGTCGGTGTTCCCGCCCTTGATCACCATCGTCTTGATTTTCTTAACGAGGAACGCATTGACCAGGACGGTGCACCATCCGTCCGCAAGAACCTGTAGGCAGATATCAGCATCCTCGTTATACCTTACACGCCACTCATGAGGGATACTGTTCAGGATGAGGCTGCACGAGTAGACACGGCAATTCAGGATGAAGGGCTTCGCCGGGCCGACTCCGAACATGACATAGTTCATCCCCGAGATTGCGACATTCTCATACCTGTCCGTGAAATCCTCCACGGCGGCTATCGCAGGGCCAGCCTCACACCGAATTCGCCAGCCATCATTCCATCTCATGATGTGCCGGATGTTATCATCGAGCTGCCAATGACGTTCGTATCCCTCTTCAGCAGAGTGGGCCTTTATCCAGTTTCTTGTCGGGATGACAGACCCTTGATCCTTGAAGGGGAGCACCAGTAACCGCTCGGCGCCGAACCGATTCGCGTAATCATCTTGCTCGGTCTCCTCTACGACGAGTCGGAACGAGACCCCGTCAGCCATGAGGAACTGAGCTGTGAAGCATTTATTCGCTCGTCCCTTCGAAGGAATGTAAATCGGATATCGTGGAAGTATCGAAGCCGGCATGTCATAGCCTCCTCAGATTCGCGCCCACCTGACGGTCGCCTTTTTCCCTTTCCTCGGGCTGATCAAGCCTGGGTACTTTTCCATCAGCATAGCATCACCCTCAGCGTCGGACTTCGCCCGATCGGAAATCACAGTCGCACACCCCCCTGGGTTTCCTGGCTTCGGGATTTTCATGACGCAGTCTTGCACCAGAATGGTTTCCCATCCAGCCAGGAGTGTCGCAATACAGAAGTCAAGGTCTTCCCTGGATGCGATGTTCAGGTCATAGTCAACGCCGGTATACGAAGACATCAACATGCAGCAGACGACGCGGGTGTGCATCTTCCAGGCTTTCTGGTGCATCCTCGCCCACACCGGAAACTCGGGGCCAGCCATAGCGATCCGAGGCGAGTCATCAACCAGATCCTCGATCCGCGTCAAGACTTCGGCTGCCGTGGCGTTATTGACTTTCATGTTCTCCACTCGGCCGAATCCGGTGATATCGTCGTCCAACTCCCAGAACCTCTCGATACCCTGCAGAACCTCTCGATACCCTGAGAGCGAGCGTAGTCCAAAACGAACTGCCGAGCGTAGGCGACTCCCCTGTCCTTGTCCGGGAGTTCGACTATCGGACATTCAGGAAATGCCTTCGAGTATGGCTCGACATCCAGAGATTCAACGAACAGAGTCGTCTGAATCCCCTCATTGGCCAAGACGGTCGGGGTCGTAGCATTCTCGGCCCTGGCCTTGGTCGGAACGAATACGGGGTGCTTCGGCAGCTTGCTCATTTTTTCTTCGTCTCCTTCCACCCAGGAATATCGGGCGGCTCACCTGCAAGCGTCGCACTCAGTCCGGTCGGGGATTCCTTCTCGTAACCCTCTCCGAGAAACTTGACTGAGACTATGTCACGTCGCTCCTGCTGTGGGAACCAGACCGCCTTCGTCGCGTCCGTCACATCCAGACCGAGCAGCTTCACGAACTCAGCGCGGTCTTTCATATTCCTGAAGCTGACGTTCATCTGCAGGGGTCGAGTTTCCTTGTTGTACTCGGGCATCCCGACCCAGTGAGCAGCCTCATCGAAATCCTGCACCTCTGACGCCGGCTTCGTCACGAATAGCAGGTTCGCCAGCATCGCATCATCGAACCCCGTCCCAAGCAGCCCCTCTTCGTCGTGCTCCTTGATCTCCTTCAAGATCGACGTGAGCATCCTATCATCGATTTCTCTGAGGTGACTGATCTCGTTGTCGCCGGCGAGCAGCTTCAGCGCACGAGGATCATTGGGGCCGACTTTCACTTTGATGATCGGCACCTGCTTGATACCGAGAAGCTTCGCTGCTTCCACAACGCCGTGGCCAGCCAGGATCGTCAAGTCATTCGCGACGACGATGTTCCTGTAAAGCCCATGCTCGAGGATACTTTCCTTGATGTGCTCGATCTGGTCTTCGGGGTGCTGGCAGTAATTCTTCGGGTGTGGAGTCAGTGACGAGATAGGAACGGTCTTCGGTGCCGGAAGGCGGGGCCGGCGCCGACCTGTTTTCTTTGCCATCACAACCTCCGTCTATTATGAGCCGAATCGTTGAGCAGCTGGATAACCATCGATGACCCGAGCAGGAGGTCGATTACCGACCTGGATGTGATCATAACAGAAACCTCCGCTGCTTGTCGAACCTCAGCGAAGAACGCCTGGGCAGGGCTGATCTCCGCAGGCGCTCTTCACTCATCCTGATGTGAAATACTAGTCGTCGTCGTCGTCCGATGCCATGCCGGCGAAGGTCTTCAGGATGACGGTCAGCATCGCCGCCACCTCGTCGACGTTCCACTGCCGGTCGATCGAGAGATCCCCATGCCTGACGGCCTGGGTATTGATGAGATTGGACGCGATCGTCGCATTCTTGCCGACCAGGTTCGCCGTCTCGATGGCGTTCTGCATGGCCTGGACGGAGAGCTCGTGCAGGTCATCGGCTTTCTGCCGATTGGCGCGGATATCGGCGAGCGACTCATGCTGATACTCGTCGTACGTCCGCTTCGCGTTTGCCGCGGTCATGCCGTCGAAGAATTCGAACAGCTCAGCCGGGCCGGTGCGACCGGCATCCTTGCCGGCGAGCAGGTCACGCAGCGCGTCCATGCCTTCCTTCTGCTTCTTCTTTTTCGTGTGCTGGTTTGCTCCTGCCATGGTTTTGCTCCTTCTCTTAGGTTGTGGGCGTCAGCCCCTCCCGGGGTTTGCTTCGATGCCAGCCCATCACATCGAAGCTGCTATGACCAGTACATGCTACCACTTTCACATGCACCGGTCGACAGTTATCTGTTTTTCCTGCGCGAGAGCCGAGCGATGCGGTTCCGCCTTCGCCGGCGGGGCACCGCACTCAATTTCCTCGGTTTGCTTCCGAGATGCTTCGACCCCAGGATCTTCCTCGGCGTCGGCTTTCCATTCTTGAAAAAATCGTGGAACGACCTCATGAAGTCTGCCTCCCATCTGCCCCTTGTCTTTCGGCCCCCGGCCGTCGTGGAGCGTCTGCCGTTATCGGAACCACGTCTGCCGCACTGAGTGTCTTCGACGCCGGCCCATAGGCCAGCAAGTCGGTGAGCGCCCAGCTCAGCGCCGTGTCACTTCGGATCCTTCCCGTCTTCCCGTGGCTGGTCAATACCCGTACCGTACTATCGGGCAGCACGACCAGCACCGCTGTCATATGGTGAGTCCGCTCAATCATCCTGAGTTTATGCGTCAGGTTTCCGATGTCGATCGATTCGATCATCATCGTCTCCCTCCCTTTCCGTATCCTCGATACATGAATGCCGCGGCCTTTGCGACTGACTCTTTGAACGGCTGTCTCGGCCTCGTCCTTGGATGAGCGAGCACCCCGAGCAGACCGGCCATCAGATCCTCTGGCGTCGCATCGTCTTTGATGAACGCATCACTGATATGCTTGCTCCCACGCAGGTATGCCCGATGTTCTTCGACTGCCGTCAGGATGGCAGCCTGTCCCTTGTCCCCGAATCGCCAGCCGCTCATGGTGAAGGACTGATCATGAAATTCGAGATACATCCGATCGTTCCGATCCAGAGGTAATCCCAGGTCATCCCCTGGCATGTCATCGACGAGTCTTCAGACCAGGCGATCGCCGATTCATAGATGTCTCCTGAATCAAGCTGGAAATAGGTCGAGCACCCGACCAGCCACTTTCCCTTTTCAGGGATGAGCAACTCGGGGCTTCGGTAAGCGGGGTCATCATCCCCTGGACACCCTGGCCCGTCATGAGCCCAGAGAGCATAGTGACCATCGGCGACGCAGATTTTTTCAGTCGCCGGGTCGGCCGTCTCTCTCAGGAAATAGACTCTGAAGTAAAGACGATCGAGCTGGTACTGGTCATAGGGAATCAGATCATGATGCCATCCGACGTGGTGTGGGCCACGACCTTCGACGGTCGTATGACCGGCAAACGCCTCAGGCACGAAGGCCATGAACAGCGAAGACCAGGCCAGAGACACGACGATTGCACCCCAGAACATCCATCCGAATAAACCGCTTCTCTTCATGACGATCTCCTCTCTCGTCAGCACGACGCCCATATCATGACGCCGAGCATGATCAGGATTGCCGCCAGTCTCGGCAGCACATACCACCAGTTGATACATCGGATCCACTTTTTCATCGTACGAACCTCCCTGACAGTACGAACCGTCCGACCTCTTCGGATGTCGCGACGACGACTCGGAGAGGATCACCACCATCCCGATATAGGACTGCAGCTTCAAGCCTGTTGAGTCTACGTTTCAGCTCATCGACTTCGATAGATGTTGGAGTACATCGCGGCCACAGAGCAGCCGCCTGCTGAGGTATCGGGTCCTGCAGTAAAGTGCTGGCGAATTTCTCGATGTCCGTCGCCGGGCGATTCATATGCATCCGGCGAAAGACTTCATCATCCCTTCTTGGCATCGCCGTCCTCCTTCTGGTCGACTCGGTCAGCTATCGCCCCGGCGACCTCATCAAAGGCCATCCAGAACAGCGCCGACGCAATCCTGCCGGCCGCCTTGATAATGCGAAGTCGGCGCCGACGTCGTCTTTTCTTCAGCTTCCTCTTTAGAAATCTCATTCGCAGATACCTCCTTGATGATGGTCATCGGGAACGGTTCTGTCTTGATTCCGTCGATCGATAGTGACGGGACTGCCAGCGTCTTCGCCTTAAACTGTACCCCGAGACATCCGATTTCTGCAATCGTTTTTTCAGGATCGAATAGCAGCGCATTCATCAATGATGAATTGAGTATCGTGCATCCCGAGTATGACGAGTGGCCTTCATCGTAGCGCCTCGTCCAGCCGTCATAAATATCAGGCCCATGCAGCCTGCTCACCAGCGCAATCGGTAAACTGATCGCAGCATATGTTTCGACTGCCAGTCTCTCGAAGATTCGACGTTCCGTCCCCCGGAATTTTCCGATCCCCCTGAACCGGTGCCTGTAGATGACGAACCTGACGTCGGCCCAGGGAGCATCAGCCTGTCTCGCCTCATAGCCGGCGACCTGCTCATCCCACAACAATATCGAGTGTCCAGCCAGGCATGCCTTCGCCTCGATCACCGCACCCTCTGAAACCACATCAGGACAGACATGATCAACCCCAGGATCGCCAGCAGTTATCAGGTGCCCCGACAGCGTCCCGCCGTGAAGCATCGCAGTCACCAGCTCATAGAAAAATCCCATTGACAACTTCGGACTCGCCGGCCTCTTTCCCCACCACTTTCGATTTTTCTTGATAGACACGATCTGCTCTACCGGCTCAACCTCGGCCCCTGAGCATCGTTCAAGAAGTGCTGTCGTCTGATCGTAAAGTGTTGTCATTGGGATACCTCGAGGAACGGGTCGATGAAAACGACTGACCGCTGCTCCCCGACGCGCTCCCGGATCTGCCGAATCTTGACGTAGGCATTCCGTTGCCAGGCCAGCTCCGCCGCTCTCGCTCGGCCACTGATCATCGCAGCGACTCGATCCAAGATACCAGGAGCAGGGCAGACAGCCAGCTCAGACCCACCGCCTCCGGCCCCGATCGAGTGTGTAGCATTCAGGCAGAACTCGACATGCGACGCCTTATAGTTGGCCACCCACAGAACCAGCACCCCGAGATAAGGGTCCCCGGTGATCTCATATTCAAGGAACCTCCGCCTGAGTCCCTCTGCGGTCCAGTCTCCAGACGTCGGAAGTAGACCGGCGGATTTCAGCCCCTCGATGATGTTCCCAGAGCAGTCCCACCCAGACGGATCATCACCACCCCAGAAGTACGGATCACCCCAGGTCTTGAACAGGACCGTCGCCGCGAGCATCCTCAGCGCTACGATATTTTCAGCCTCCCCGACCGGAACCTGGAACATCACCCCAGGAGTCCCACCACCGACCGCGTCAATCAATCTCGTCACCGGCATCGCAACTCCTCCTCTCTTATTTTCGTCAATCGATCACGAGTCACATACCTGACCCTGCTTCGATGATTCCGCCCAGGCCAGTATCGATCACCGAAGACCAGGATCTTGCACATCCCTGCCTTTGTTATCCTAATCAGGTGACAGCGCATCGTATAATATTTTCTCGTGACTCCGGTTGCATGCGTACACCTGAGTCGGTGCGTCGCATTGTCATAAGTCATGTCGGCCAGGTTCATCCTTCGAATACCTCCCCGACCCACGGAAGGTCGTCATAGGTTTTGCCGGCGATCATCCTTGCCCTCTCAGCAGCATCACTGAATCCTTTCAGCTCTTTCTTCCGAGCATCCCCGAGAGTCTTCAGGTAGAAAGTCACGCCGGTTTCTCGGCACTGATCTCGAAGATTCATGAACCACTCGATATTGACCTGACTCGCTCCAGCCCCCGTCTCCCCGCCGGCGACCACGAGCTCCACGGTGGTTTTCAGGGGTGGGCCGTTTCTGAGTGTACTCCTCACCCCTGACCTCGGCAAAAGCATCGGGCCTTTTGCCGGCTCATAGGAAACCCATCGACGACCATGCCAGACATGTGAAAGGGCATTTATTCTGGCCTCTGCTGTAGGCTGATCTTCGACCGACGTACCGAACCAGAGATTCAGGTTTTCCCGCCTCGCCTCGTCGACATATCGCTCGGACTGCGCCAGGTGCTCATTGACGACCTGCGCCATCCTGCCAGGGTGTTTCGTGAGAAATAGGTATATATGCAGCCCATTGGCGAGAACGGCATCGAGTATCCTGTTGATGTATTCCCTTGGGACGAGAGGATGGAACATATCACCGAGCCATCCAACTGCGACGACTCGCCTCGTCAAGTCTCCTCTGACCGTCATCAGCCGATCCTCGTGCCACCGGACCTCGATTCCATCATCTATCCCGACCAACTTTCCTCGTTCATGAATATCGTAGAACCTCCGAGCCATCGCATGATGCCAGCACCGATCACATCCTCGTGAAACATGACAGCCAGTCACGGTAATCGGGCTCATCATGATATCCCAATACTGCCCTGGTTTCTTCGGCTTCATTTCATCAGCCTCCCTGGACAGGGCAGAGTCGCCTGAAATTGCACCGCCGACAGTCACCGGTATCGATGGCCTCGAAGTCATCCTCGGGAAGTGGGGTATTCTTGGCGCGGTCACCGTCGACGACGTACCTGGTCATCCCTTCTGCGCTCGTCTCGATTATCCGCCTGACGTCGAGCAGCATTCCCTCGGTAATAGTCGACGTCGCCGGCCGACCTTCTTTCAGGTTGTACTCGCACACCTCAATGTCACCTGGCCTGAGCCCCCATTTTTCCTTCGCATACAGCGCATAGCAGGAAAGCTGAACAGGGTCGGGGTCCTTCGCTTTCCCGGTTTTCCAGTCGACGATGACCACCTTGTCATCAGGGCGGCGGAAGCAGAGGTCCATGACAACCCAGACTTTCAGCCCGTCCAGGTAGAAGTGAGAAAAATCCTCGATCTCGAGGAATCGGTCAGGCGACAGCTCGACGATATCAGGATAGACCGTAGAATCGAAAAATGCCTCAAGACACCGACAGGCCTCGCTCACCACGAAGGCCCAGGTATCACTGCCGGGGTCAGGACCGTATTCATGCTCGGCCAGCGCCACCCCACCCTTCGGCGCCGTCCAGTAACACTTGTCGCGAGAAAATCGGAAATCCTGCCGCATCTGCTTCGTGAGCGACTGAATCTCATCACCGACTTTCGGAATCTGAGAGGATGATTTCAGAGCCTTGATGACTCGCTCGATCGCCTCATGGACTCTCGCCCCGGGCCAGCCCCACCGGTTCTGGAGCTGTTTCAAGATGTAGATGTCCCTGGCTCTCTTCGGCGCCGTCCTGAGCCAGCCGTTCCACGAGCCGTAATAATTGAACCAGTATCTTCGCCGGCACCCGTCAAATGTATCCATCCTCGACTTCGACCAAGCGAACTCATTTTTTAATACCTTTCCCATCCTGGCTGCCCCTTTCCGCCGAGCACTCTCGGCATTCACTCGTTGATTGATCGATACTTCGCCGTCCCGCTCCCCGCCGAAAAACCACCGATCTCGTTCACCCCGACGACGCCGCCGATCAGACGAATCCGTCCGAAGCGCTTGCTTGCTTTGAACACCATGACCGAGAACAGCCTGGATGCCGTCAACACTCCGTGAACGTCATCGTCGTTCTCGGATACCAGCCTGTATTCTCCGACCCAGGTTCTCCCAAGCTCATCCCATATCTGTGTAGGATATCGGATGTCTCCGTCTTCACCGAATGCCGGCACAGGATCCTGGCAGATGTAAAGCGTATCAGGAAACTCGAAATTGCCGAGTGACCACCGAATCTCATAATCACCAGAAACCGACTCCGGTGCCGGCGGATCGATGATCCGGTCAATGACTTCGCTACACCCGGACATCGCAACGGCAGCCACCAACAATGCCGCAACGACGACAGACCCGATCAGTAACCAGGTCGACTTCAGCCTCAGTGCGGAACTCCCGCTTTCCCGCTTGCACATAATTCATTACCTCCTTCCTTCATCTCATCTTCGGTAATCAGTTTGATTCCTGCGAACCGATACTCCCAGACCTGAGCCTGGCCAGCCAGCGTGGTTGACTGCCCGGTCGGAAGGTACTTCATAAAGGGATCGCCCATCGGTGACGCCAGCTGCCCCTCCGCGTACGGAAGTTTGAGAAGGACATCGTCCATTCTCATGTCGGTCCAGATCACCTCAGCGAACGGGACCGGGATTGCCATTGTTCTCTGCTCGAAAATCATCATGGTCTGATTTCCCCTTTCCTTGAATTGCACCATTTCTCTTTCTTCAGCGAGCCACCGCGGAATCTGAATCTCAACGACATCGCCATTCGAATAGGCATTCCAGTTCGGGAGCTCATCGTCAACCTTGATCTGTGACGTCGGTAGCCAGATTTTCTTGACCCCGTCGAACACCCTGATCTTCTGTCCCTGCTCATACCGAAACTCGACTGTCACATCAACCCACTCTTCCATCTCAGTCTCCTTTCAGAATCGGCCCAAGGATTTGAACTGCGTCATCTGCTGACCACGCACACCCGACGATCGCTCCTGCTGCAGCCCACGCATCAAGCTCTCTCTGCTGTTGCCTCGTCGGACCATTCGCCCCAGGTGCTTTCACTTCGATATCGAATCTCTGGCCTCGATAGCATCCAGTCAAGTCAGGCGTACCGGATTTCCCGTATGTCCCGCCGTGAGTCTTTTCAACCTTCAGGCCCGGAATTTTCCGCAGTCGCCTGATGATCGCCGCCACCACCTGGCCCTCTGTCACCCTTGCTCCCATGTCACTCCTTCGGATCGATGAATCCATCACAGGCTTTCGATGTTCTGCCGACCTGCCTATCCGCTTCATATAGTCTCGTCGCTTTTTCGCATCGGATCACTGCGACGTCGGGATCAACAATCGTAAACTGAAAGCAGTCTCCGCAGGTGAGCCGACCAGTCTGATTGGCATTCTCAAATGCTGCACAGGCATCGGTTCCCCTCCATACCGCCGGCCCGCCGCGCTTTGCACACTCTATCGATGAAACCTTTTTTTCACCGGGCGGGGTACCAGCATCGACGATCGCGAATACCATGCAGTCACCGCATACCTGGAAGGGTTCCTGGGGAATGATCTCGACACTCAGTCCAGGTGTCCCACTCAGGTCTGATCGGATCTGGTCCGTGAACGGCTCAGTTAAAGGAATTTCCAACTCAATCACCTCACCACCGCCGGCGACGTCGGCCATGATCTGACCCACCCCATCAGCGCACGACTTGGTCGCGTCACTTCCGAGATGGCACTGAATCCCGATAAGCTGCTTCGCCAGTCGGTCAGGACTGATACCAGACCTCAGCGCGATCGACACGAGCCTCCCGATTGCCTCAGCCTGTGCTGATGCACACCCGCCGGCTTTCCCGATCCTGGTGAACACCTCGAATGCCCGGCCATCATCATCGTGATTTACCGTAACGTACATCTTCCCGCATGGTGTCTTGACCACCGTAGTAACCCCTGGTACCTGTTTCGGCCTATTCTTCATCAGCCTCAATCTCCTCTCGTTCAATTATAGAATGACCATCTTCAAATGAACCGGTATTTAACCAATTCGTTAAACGATGGATCACTTCTTGAACCTGATAATGATTCAGATGCATTCGTGCCCCTTCTTTCCCGAGCCATATAGCGGTAATACCTGGAATTTCATAACCGGCAATACTACTCTGCTGTAGTGAGCAGTATTTCCCATAGGCATCTTTAAACTCAGCAATCTCAAAACCTCGTCCCGTTTTCTCAATTTTAAATTTTACCGGCTGATTATTCATCTCTCTACCCCTCCGTTTATTAAAATTCAACGCCCATTGCATCGCCCTTTGAAAGCAGGACCAGCTCATCAATCGCTCTCGTCATTCCGACGTAAAACATCCTGATGACCGGGTCACGGTGCCGCCCACCTTTTTCCCATTGCTCCATCCCCGATGGAGACAGGCTCGGCCAGAGATAGACGACATCGGCCTCAGCACCTTTCACTGAGTGGACAGTCCCGATCACGATCTGAGGATCCTTCGTTATCGCATCAACCCCATGTCGCCTGAAAACCTCTGCCGGGTATTCCATTGTCTTCTGCCTATTCGAAAGCAGATTGTCCACGAGCCAACTGACGTCGAGTCTCTTCGCCAGCTCTGCTGCCTCGGGGAGCATCATTTTCGCAAGCTGCGTATCGGATACCGTGAGCTTTTTGATTTCATCACTCGCATCTTCAAGTGTCTTCGCATATTCTCTCAGCCGGTCCTTCGCCCCACGCTGTAGATTTCCCCTGATCTTCAAATCACGAGTCCAGGTAATAAAGTCTGGCCATGTCCACATCGGGCCCCCGTCTTCCGGTGACGAACTCAGGAATGATTTCAGGATATCGATACTCGATACCCCTCGCCGTTTCATCAGAGGATTCCAGTCCCCTCGCCGCCGGCGATGCGGATTGTGGAATGGGAGTGCTTCCCGGCGGAGTGCCTGTTTCAGCGGCTCGATCATGTACGAGCATGACGCCAGAATCATCACCGTCTTTCCCTCTGGAAGATACCGATCAACAGCATCTTCAATAACCTGCTCGGGAGAGGCCCAGGGAGCATCGAGGTTTCTCACGACACCCTGTACGATCGGACTATCAGAATCATTTGGATCCTCACGTCGTGCACCGTAATGCTTCTGCTCTCGCCTCGATAGCATCTCGACCCAGTCCTGCGCTCGGTTCCTGATCAACTGAGGGACTCGATACGAGACACGAAGAATCCGCTTCTGCTCATCAGGGACATCAGGATCAAGGAACGCATCAGGAGTCGCACCCTTAAAACTGTAGATACACTGATCATCATCGCCGGCGAGAATAAAGTGATCCATCCCCTCTCCCCACTTTCGAACCAGAGCCAGCTCGAGTGGGGTGAAATCCTGTACCTCATCGAAGAAACCGATCTCAGGTGAATTCGGAGCCCCGAAGAATGATCTCAGGGCCTCCTCGATCATCCCGGTAAAATCAACGTAGCCTGTCCGCTTCAACCATTCGTCCCAGTGCTCACCGAACTCCAAGACCCCTCGGCGCCAGAGTTCGCGCGGTCTCATCATCGCCCGTTCAAGCTGCATTTCTCCAAGCAGCTCGTCCCCCTTCGTCCTACCGAATCCGACTTCACCACCCTCATCATTGAACGGCTCATCGATTGACGATGACCTCTTGGTCGCAGTCACCGCCAGGCTCGGGTGTCTCTCATTCCACTCATTCACGCGAGTCTCAGCAATGGTCGGTCGGCCGAGGTGGCGATAACAGAGTGCGTGTAGTGTCCCGACATTCTCAGGGCTGATCGGCAGTCTCCTCCTGACCAGCTCAGTCGCTGCTGCTCTCGTAAATGATGCGGCCATGATTGCATCAGACCCGACTTTCTTCGCTGCCCTGGCTATTTGCTTCGATAAATATGTCGTCTTGCCGGTCCCCGGTGGACCGAAAACT